AGATTTTGTGATTGAAATTGATTTGATTTGATTAGATTTGAGTAGTGAGTGAGTAGAAATAATCACACCTTGCCGATCTCGTGAAAACTTTCCTGCAAAACAATCCTCCCTGGCTGGCGCTTGTATCTTTTCGTTCTCGACCGTTCACGAATCCATCCGGCGTAGTTCTCCGACGGTGTTTCGCGTTAGCCACACAAAAAGAACAAAATTATACCCTATATAATAATAATTAAAACAATAGGTTAGTTATATATATTAATTTATATGTTCTTTTATGTATAGCGTGTTCCATAGGGTATGTGGTAGGGTGTGTATGATTGATATTGCTGTCTGTATATTATTTAGCCAATTGGGATTGATTTTGGTATTTGGCTTCAAAAATGTATATATGTATATAAACCCGCGAAAAATCGTGAACACGTGAACAGCGATGGAACAAGAATTTATTTTCAGGAAAATCATCGACTTGAAATTTAATTTTGTGTGAGCGTGGGTATGGAACGTTAGCACACAAAAAACTACTTGACGAGAACAAACGGCGGCGATAATATGCCTCCACCAACTAACCAAACAGGAGGATAACCAATCATGGCAACTACCAAAGAGTTTTGCGACAGCTTGCGGTTGCTGGCTAAAAAGCTGGCAGACGGAGAGCTACAGGAATTCGTCATCACTGACGCAACCATTACCGATAACCTGGATGAAGATGACCAGAAGAAGATTAACGCTTCATACATCCGCACGATCATGAATCGTGTTCCAGAGGTGAAGGAGATCGGAACGGTTTCAATTACTCGCACTGATCCGGTTGAGGAAGCGCCAGGTTTTAAGGTGGCAATCAACCGCGAGGCAAAGCGACAGGTATTCACAAAAAATGATATTCCGGCACTGGAAAAGCGGATCGGTGAGCGAATCGCCAAACGACTGCTAAACACAATGCCAAATATCACGGATCTGGAAGGTGAACAACTCCAGGGCGCGGCAATCGGAATTAAGCGTTATCAGGATCTGATTAAGTCATTTGCAACGGGGGAATAAGCCATGAAATACGAAACCAAAGAGAAGATCGCAAAGGTTATTGTTGATGAGTTTGGACGCGTCGAACTAACACAGGAACAATGGGAGGAAATCAAAGAGGCACACAGACACATGATTTCACCACGCGTGATTGTCAGATCTGGAGGCAGTGAATTTAAATACGTGGCTGATTCTCCAGCGCTTAAAACGGCTGTTAACGTACTGCTTAATAGTGGCGAAGAATTCGAAGTTGTCAAGGAGCGCGTAGATTGAAAGCATTCGCCTTTGTCGCCGCAATGTGGTGTGTTGTTATTGATAGTCCTGGCGTGGCGCTGGTTGTGTTGGGTCTTATTTTATTGGGGGTGTTTGATGAATAAGAAACTTTTAGATCATGCCGTGGTGTTCTTTATCGCTGCTGCTGGATTTTCGCTGTTGTCAATTGCTTTTTCAATCCTTGCTTTTGCCGTGTCAATGCTGAAATGACGGATTACATCCTGATTGGTAAATAGCACTTTTTGTTAAAACTCAATTGGGGTGGTTTGACATAATTACCCCATTGAAACGAAATGAGGAAAATAAAATGTTTGAACTGAAACGCGTAACTGTTGAGATCCTGAATGATGGCTCTTATGACGGCATGAAACACTTAACCTTCCCGATCCGCATTGAGAATTGCATTGATTATGGGATTGAAGTTGGAATGGTTGACGTTCCGCTTGATGCACTTATCGCGGCTGGCTATGACAAAGAGAAAGGCCAATGTGCCGATATACCGGATAGCTATGAAAGCGACACACATTTCCCGTTCACATATGGCGAATGCCGGATTGTTGATTGAGGTTATAAAATGAGCAGTTGGCACAATGAGCACGTAATGCAATTCTACCGACACAGAATAAAGAAAATGCTAAATAGCACGAATTGCTAAAACTAAATCAGGGGCATTTGTTATAGTGTCCCTAGTTTAGTTAAGCAAAGGAGAATCAACAATGTTAAGCATCGAAAAAATCAACTTCCCGATCACCTTTAAATTCTATCAGCCTGACATGCAAGTTACCTTCACCAGTAAAACGCGCGGAGAGTGGAAAGGTGGTGGAATAACAGGATTTAAACTTGAGTATTTCGTTAACAAGCACAACAACAAAAATCCAGATAATATCCCTGGCAAAGATGGGTATTACATAATGGCGGCTTGTGGCAAAGAAGAAAAACGCGAGGATAACGATCTGTTAGACGCTTTGAAATATTTAAATATCAAGCCTGGCCAGGTCAATTTAAACGGTGCTGTATTCACTGCGTCAGTAGGTGCTAAAGATTACGATTACATTTGCAATGTTGAAAATATGCCAGTTGGCGCAACGCTGTTAGGTGTTCAGCGTGAAAATGGCGAATGGGACGAGTTGAAATTTAAACCGCGCCGCATTGAAGTACACGACGATGTTATTTGCTTGCTTTCCGGTTATGCTGGTGGCTACAAGAGCGGTAATAATTACGGCGCTGAAATCAACATTAAGATCGGTACTAACGTAAAAATCAAAAACAGCACGAATTGCTAAAACAGAATTTTGGGCTTGCTGTATAGTAAGCTCATACCAAACAACGAAAGGGATCAAAAAATGGAATTAGCACGTAACGCGGTTTATGGCTTACACCTCAAAGGCGGTAAAGGTTCAACATATGCGCACCTGTTTCATGTTAACGAGCGCGGCCAGGTTGATATCGCAATGCATGTTGACCAACTGGTTAAAGGTAGTGAGTCCGACAAATTCAGACCGGATTTAATTGAATATGATCACGCGTACAGCCACGACCACTGGCTATATGGTTATAAGTTTACAATGCTGGATAGCCATGTTATTGACACAAGCAAGTTAACAAAACGAGACTATAAGCGCATGGCTCGCAAAATCTTGAAGCAGAAAGCGCAATAGCACGAAATGTTAAGCGGTCATGTGTGCTGATTGGTACAATGACCGCATCAACCAACAAGAGAGGATAGAAAAATGTCAAAAGAATCAATTAAGCAGTTTCTGAAATACGGCTCTATGATTGTGCTCGCTACCGTTGTGCTGGCTGGCATCGCGTATAGCATTATTGAGTTTGCGGGGTAATTGATGTTTACGATCAACTTGTGGGGAAGGGATTATGTTAATCCCTATGTTGCGACAAAACAGCGTTTCGTTATTTTCGACCTAGACGGCACATTGTCAAATGGTGAGCACCGCTTGCACCTGTTGCCAACAGTTGATTTGCATCTTACTGAAAGCTGGAGTGAGTTTAATCGCGCCGCAAAGGATGATTTACCATTCATGGATAACATAGCCGTTTGCAATGCCATGTTTGATGCCGGATACCTGGTTATCATCCTAACTGGTCGGAGTGATGAAGTTGAGGCAGAAACGCGAGCATGGTTAGCTGAAAACGGCGTTTCTTTCGATTGGCTGATTATGCGCCGCGCGGAGGACAACCGGAAAGATACCGTGATCAAAGAGGAAGTTTTACGGACTATCGGACTTGATCGCATTGTCGCATGTTGGGATGACTCACCAAACGTTATTTCACACCTGCGCGGCCTGGGCTTGACTGTTTACCAGGTCATTGAATACGGCGAGCAGTTACACGATCACTTAAAGTCTCACGGCGTGGAGGAATTGAGCAATGACAGCAAAGTTAATTGAAGATCGGCATGGTGATAATGTGCTGATTTACAAAAAAGGTGAATCAGTGTGGATTGATTGCAAACATTGGGATGATACAAATTTGCAGTTTCGCGGAATCTTTGACAAGAAAGGCGCGTTGGAGTTAGCGGAGCACATCAAGCGGATTGCGGAAGAATTACCAGAATAGAGGGTTTATTATGTTGACTTTTATCTTGATCGCTATCGTTTTAATTCTGTATGTTTGCGGCGCTTTCCTGATGCGAGCGCTACTAAAAGAGGCTGACGCTGATGATAAGGATAGTTGGAAGCCGATTGTTTTGTGGCCTGGCTATATCATCGTGCCGATTTACGAACTAATCCGCGATGGTGAGTTTAAGTGGTAAATAGCACTTTTTGCTAAAACTTGCTAAGGCACATTTGATAAAGTGTGCCTTGTCGAGACAAGCAAGGAGAATGACACATGAAACATTACAGGTGCGGCAGTCTTATTTATCGTGACGATGGGGTTAATATTTTTGTTGCATATTATGACAAGATGGAATTTTTTGAATCCATTTACACAAGGCGCGTTTTTAATTCAATGGTTGATGCCGGATTCATGAAAGAGTGCGAGCCACCAAAAGCGAAGCCGTTTTATAAAAATGTTGATTTCTGGCATAACGCCGTATTGATCACAATTCTGTTAATTCTTTCTATGGTGTTTATTTTCTTATGATGCTTGATAACCGTAAAGAGACTGAAAAAACGATCAGCTATCTGCGTGAGCTTGCCGATAGACTGGAAAACGGCGAAGTTGGATTAAATGATATTACTATTGAAGCGCGTAATATTTGTTGGAACGTTGAAGAAGAAACATTAACACTACAAACTGTTAAGGCGGTAAACAATGGCTAAAATTATCATCCTAAATGCGCCTCCTGGTGCTGGTAAAGACACTATCGGCAAGATGATTTCTTTCTATTCGCCTGGTGAGCAATGCCGAATCATTAGCTTTAAAGAGCCAATGTTTGATATTGCATTGGCTATCCTGGGTAAAGAGAACTATCAGCGTTTCATGTTGGCTTATAATGACAGAGGGAAAAAAGAAAGGCCGCAAACATTCCTGATGGGTATGTCACCGCGTGAGTTCATGATCTGGATTAGCGAGGATGTAATCAAACCTAAATTCGGCAAGGATTATTTCGGCGTAAGGTTTAACCAGAAAGTAAAAGAGTGTGATGCTCCTGTTGTTTGCACTGATGGTGGTTTTCCAGATGAAATTATCGCTCTAATCAATGCTGGTAATGAGGTGAAGCTATGCCGCTTGCATCGCGACGGGTTCACGTTTGCAGGTGATAGCCGCAACTACATTCGAATCAACCCCTATTACCATAAAAACGGATATAGCGAGCACGATTTTTATTTGACCGATAACAAGCCAATGGGAACCGTTAACACGATTATCAACATGTTCCTAAAATAGCACGAATTGCTAAAAATTACGCAAGGCCATTTGATATAGTGGCCTTATTCAAGAGAAGCAACCAATCAGAGGAATAAGCGATGAAAATTAAATGCACAAAATCAAACACCATGAATCTGACAGTTGGCGCGATTTACCATATGGAAGAAGGTGTAAACGGGTTTAGCCCAACTGTTACGCATGAATACGGCGGTCAATTCTTCTTAAACGGTAAAGACGGATTATCTGTAAATGTTGGCTCTTTCGTACTTGCAGAGTTTGAGATCATGGAGGAATAAAATGTTCTGGATTCATTCGCCGCAAGGATTGCTTTATGTGCCTGGCGTTGAATTGGAAGAACGACGCGACGGCGACACGGTAAACATCATAACGAAGGATTCAAAAGGCCATACGCTTAAAACGTATGTTTTTAACACTCCGGTTAAGGTTGAAAAAGATGATTAAGATGTGGTTAATATTTATCCTGCTTGTCATAATTGGCAATATTTTGATTGTCGCTGATTGTGTTCCTTTTGGTGGCACTGTTTTGGGTATGGCTGGTTATTACGTTGGGTATAAAGGGAATAAATTAGATGAATAGAAAAATGCTGGTACGCGCATTCGCAAAGATTGCTAAAAGATGGGGTGATTCAGCTAAAACGCCTTACACGTTTAGCATGTACGGTTACAAGAATGCTCGCGCATGGGGTCGCATCATTGCAGATAACTATGAATCCGAAATGCTGGAGGATTACGCAAGCTTGATTGATACGCCGCTAAATGAATGGGGCCAGGCTGAATATGATTGTTTCGCAGAAGAAGAAATTTCTTGTTGGTAAGGAGAATTAACATGATTGCTAAAAATAACCTTCACAACCTTTTAACTAGTGGTAATGATTATCAGGTACTGAATAGCACAAAAGACCGTTATTTTATAGAATGTGATAATGGTGATCGCATGTGGTTGCGTAAGGATTTTTTCGAAAGCGAACACCTAAGCAATGCAAAGCGGATCGCAGATGAAGCAAGCGCATTAGCAGAGCGTGAACGAATTCGCGATATAGTAGCGGAGCAGGTTAGAAATTCTTGCTTGCCTGGTGGCGATATCTTCAAATCAATGCGCGGTGAAATGACGGTTGGAATTCAAGATCGCGTAATTGAAAAATCAGTTGATTATGTAATTGAGAATGCGAAATTCAATGCGTTGATTGACTCAGAGCATAACGAATACGTCAAAGTATTAGAGCAACTGCGTGAAGTGCTGCGAGTGCCGGAAGGTGAAAATATTGTGACTCATGCAAAGGTTGTAAGAGCGTTGGCTGATGCTTTGCTTGACGTTTACCCAGGAATGAAGTGCAAATAGCACTTTTTGTTAAAACTTCCGCGAGGGCATTTGTTAAAGTGTCCTCATTGAAGCGAAACACGGAGATTTAGAAAATGGCTGTATACACTGGAAAGATGTTTGAAAGCGAAAACCCTATTTACGGCGGCACTTATGAGCTAATCATTGATGAAGATCGCGTAATTCTGGCTGATGACGATAACCAGGAATATTACGAAGTAGAAGCCGATAAATGGGATAACGACGTTATGTTTCTTGTTGATAATAGTCGCATCAAGTTTTATGCAGTGGAGGAGGAAGAATGATCACAATTAACCTATCAGAAGAACAAGCGAAATCATTGTTGCGCGGCCTTGGCTGGCGAATGGGTAGCGGTAGCGAGGCGGTTGTAAACATCAAAGAGGAAGTAGCAAGAGAGCTTTTTGCACAGCTTGAGCATAAACTGATGCCAGCCTCAACAAGCGCGGCGGAGTTGGCTGTGTGGAGGCATGAAAACGGCCTTAATGAAATGGATGTTGAGAAGTGGAAGCGTAAAAACGAGGTGTTAGCATGATTTACATTCACTCTTACGGAGTTGGCAAGTTTGGCAACAAACAGATCCGAAATATTCACGACACGCTCGATGAAGCAATTTCACAGCAACGCGTTTCAGGTGGAGTGGTTCAGGCGTTTGAGTCAGTGGAAAACTTAGAAAGCGAATGGATGGATCGCGAGCATATAAAGGATCTGATTGTTGATGAGGTGTCATGCCTGATTGACGATCTCACAACTGACTCGCCAGGGTCGCCGAGAAACTATGAGCCAGGCTCAACGCAATGGGATTGCTGGAAGGTCAAAACGCTAAGCAACATCCGTGATATTCTGGACGGAAAATTTAACGAAAATTGATAGCTTTTAAAGCGCCTCAATCGCATTCTAAGAGGCGCATTTTTTGGAAAGGTGATTCTATGCCTGAATACATAAAACCGTCGCAGTGGTGCGCACAGAAGCAAGAGGAAGCGTTAGAGCGCGGCGACACTGACACGGCGTTGCACTACTTTGAAATGTTTCAACTTTGGAAATCAAGAGGACTGTAAAATGTTTGGACTTAATGAGGCTGAATATAACATTGTTAAACGTGCTGCAAAAGAGTGCATGAAGGATCTGAAAGTTGAAGTGACAAGCGGCAACAAATACGATCATATTGCGGCTGGAATTATCACCAAACATCACACGCCAATTTCTACCCTAATCACTCGAACAAAGTTTGTATGGCTTGCTGGCTATATTGCTGGTCGATGGGGTAAGCCTGGCGAGTATGAATAATAAGCACTTGAATCAATGAAGGTTGACGGCGTGTTGTCTGATTGGTAGATTAAACGCCGTGAACATAAGAGACTCAATAGAGCAAAGCGCGGCGCGTTAGCCGTAAAGCCAAATCGGATGGGATTGCATTGCAAATGACCGTCGCGGGAGCCGTAACCCGCAACCACTCAGGAGATTAATTTATGAAATACACTTTGCTTTTCAAAGAAAGAGTTTTGCACCCTGGTAGCGAACTTCTTGTTAATCGCGTCATTGTTTCAGAAAAAGATTTCGATATTGATGTTCAAAGGAATGGTGTCATAATCTCAAACAAAGAAGATACAAAGGCGTTTTCATTCCCCAAACACAACATCATCCAGATTATCGCAGAGGAAGAAAATAATGCAGAATAAAGAGATTGCAAAGGTAACTATCATCATTGAACGTGACGGCAAGAAAACGCGATACAAAAAGCGTTTTGCAAAAGGCGAGGCGGTATTAGGCAGGATCGGTGATTTTATGGTGAAATTGCAAGAGGATAAGCCGGATGGTGTTCAAAGTTAATTTAACTATCAGGCGCATGGGTCGCAATTGCGGATCATGTAAGCAAGAATTTGAAACGGTTGTTACAGCATGTAGCGCTGAAATGGCTGTAAGATTTGCTAAAGAATATTCTGGAGCAGATCCAGAAACGCACCAATTTTCAATCAATTATGTGAGGGCTATATAATGCTGATGTTTATTGCTGGTTTTGGTTTTTGTGCGCTGATTTGTTTTGTTCTTTACCTTTGCTTTTCGTGGTGTGCTCTTGGAAGAATTAAAGAAAACGAGCTTGTGATCGCGTCTTACAAAAACAAAAGCGATGTTTGGGAAATTACACGAAATTACGAAAAGATTGCTGATGAAATTGCATTCAGTCGCAAGTTTGGCAAGCCTGGAAGCATCAAGTATATTGATTGATTCAACGCAAAAAGATAACCCGCCTTGCGCGGGTTTTTTTGTGTCTGCAATTTAGCTATAATCACGCCTCAACAGGAGGATTTTATTATGGCTAAAAAAACAGAAGCGCCAGCGGCGGAAAGTCTAAACTTTAAAAAGTTATGGAATAAGCGATATTCCGATCTGGTAGGTAGTGAGATTGATAAACGCGCAACGCTAACGCCGGAACAAGTCATGAACCTGATTGTTCAGTATTTTGAGTGGGCGGAGCTAAACGCCATTAAAGCAGGTGAAACGGCATCATTTCAGGGTCGAGTGTATCAGGATACGATTCACAAGCCGCGTATTTTTACATGGGAAGGGTTAAAGCTGTTTTGCGGTTTTTCCGGCACAGCACTAGCAAAGTGGAAACTTAAACCAGGCTATGATGTTGTTATTGAGTTTGCGGAATCGGTAATCAAAGAACAAAAATACCAGTTAGCTGCAAACGGAATGATTAACAGCACCATGATCGCAAAAGAGCTTGGCATTGATAAAGGCGACACGTTCAATATTAGCGCCAACGCAAAAGAGCAAGACAATACAGAAGAAGCGATGAAAAACGCAGTCGCAAGCGTCCTAAGCAAGATTTAAAGGTGAATGCTATGTTGATTTGGGAAGATTTAACAAAACTTGAAAAGCTGGCTATTAAGGAATTAAGCACACACGATTTTGATACTTTCGTTAAAATCTGGTTCCCGATCCAGCAGGGCGAAAAATGGATTCCTAACTGGCATCACCTTTATATTGCAAGGGCAATTGATGAAATTATTGAAGGTGTGCGCAAAGATACCATTTTTAACGTAACGCCAGGCTCAGGCAAAACCGAATTGCTTTCGATCCACTTTCCGCCTTATTCATATTTGAAATTGAACAAGGTGCGAAATCTGAATATTTCTTTTGCTGATACACTGGTTAAACGTAACAGCAAGCGTGTGCGAGATCTGGTTAACTCGCGAGAATGGCAAGAGCTTTACCCCGCAAAAACTGGTACAAGCAAGGATGATGAATTCCAGATCCTTAATGACGCTGGCAAAGTTCGCCTGGAAATGATTAGTAAATCAATGGGAGGTCAGATTACTGGTAGCCGTGGCGGTTACATCACGCCTGGCGTTTATTCCGGTTGTGTGACGCTTGATGATCCAGAAAAGCCGGATGATATGTTTTCGAAGGTGAAGCGTGAGCGCGGTCAAATGATCGCAAAGAACACCATTCGATCACGTCGCGCACATTCAGAAACGCCGATTATCGTTATTCAGCAGCGTCTACACGCGCAGGATATGACCTGGTTTCTGATGAATGGCGGAATGGGTATTGAATTTGATCAGATATCAATTCCGGCGATGGTTACAGAGGAATACGGGAAATCGCTTCCTGATTGGTTACAGCCTCATTTTGAAAAAGATGTGCTTTCGTCTGAATACATCGTTATTGACGGCGTGAAGTATTATTCTTTTTGGCCTAGCAAGGAAAGCATTCATGATCTTAAAGCGCTACGCGATGCGGATTTGTACACGTTCCTTTCTCAGTATCAGCAAGAGCCAATTGCTCTTGGCGGTAACGCAATTAACGTTGGATGGTTCCAGTATTACGGAACCGGAGAAAAATCAACGATGCCAAAACCGGATCGCTTTGATTATACGTTTATTACAGCAGATACCGCTCAGAAAGAAGGTGAGCTAAACGACTACAGCGTTTTATGTTATTGGGGCATGTTCAAAGGCCGTATATATTTTATTGACGGTGTGCGCGGAAAATGGGAAGCGCCAATGTTAGAAACGCAGTTTAAAGCGTTTGTTAAACAGTGCTGGAACCGTAACAAAGAATGCGGAAACTTGCGTAAAATTTACGTGGAAGATAAAGCGAGCGGTACAGGTTTGATCCAGAATTGCCGCAAAGCATTTCCGATAGAAATTACGCCAGTGCAACGCGATAAAGACAAAGTAACGCGCTGCATGGACGCACAGCCAGTGATCAAGAATGGTTATGTTGTATTGCCTGAATCGCATCACATGCTTGCTGAATTTCTGGCAGAGGCGGCGGCATTCACTTATGATGATAGCCATCCTCATGATGATATTATGGATAACCTTTTTGATGCGGTTAATATTGAGCTTAACCTTGCTGATAATGCGGTTGATAGAATGAAGCGTTTAGCTGGATTAGCGAAGCGTTAATGTGTAAAATCAAAGGCTGGAATATTCCGGCCTTTTTATTATGGGGGTATTTATGAGCGACAAGGTAAAGGCCATTACTAAAGAAGATGGTTACAACGAAATTTTCGGATCTAAAGATGGAACGTTTAGGCCAAATGCTTTTTACATGCAAAGAGCGGCATTTAAAGCGTTATCGCAATTTTATGAAGAAGATGGAATGGCGCGGCGCATTGTCGATGTTATTCCCGAAGAAATGGTAACGCCTGGTTTTAAAGTTGACGGCGTGAAAAATGAAAAGTCTTTTAAATCTCGTTGGGATGAATTGCGATTAAACGCTAAAATTATTGATGCGCTTTCATGGTCGCGTTTATTTGGCGGTTCTGCAATTCTTGCTGTTGTTGCTGATAACAAAATGCTGAAATCACCTGTAAAGCCTGGTGCACAACTTGAAGATATTCGCGTATATGATCGCTATCAGATCACCATTCATGAACGTGAAACTAATGCGCGGAGTGTTCGTTACGGTGAGCCAAAACTTTATAAGATCTCACCTGGCGGAGATATACCGGAATTCTTTGTTCATTACTCGCGTATTTGCATCATTGATGGTGAGCGCGTATCGAATGAAAAACGCCGTCAAAATGATGGTTGGGGCGCAAGTATTTTAAACAAGCGTTTGATTGAGGCGATTGTTGATTATAACTATTGCCAGGAATTAGCAACGCAATTGCTACGCCGAAAACAACAAGCAGTATGGAAAGCGCGTGATCTGGCTTTGATGTGCGACGATGAAGAAGGGCGCTATGCGGCGCGTTTGCGTTTGGCTCAGGTTGATGACGAAAGCGGAGTTGGTAAGGCAATTGGTATTGATGCCACCGATGAAGAATATGAGGTTCTCAATTCTGACGTTTCCGGCGTTCCAGAGTTCTTACAGGAAAAGATTGATCGAATTGTTGCACTAACTGGCATTCATGAAATCATCATCAAAAATAAGAACACTGGCGGCGTTTCAGCGAGTCAAAACACGGCGCTAGAGACTTTCTATAAGTTGATTGATCGCAAGCGCGTAGAGGATTACAAGCCGATTCTTGAATTCCTTTTGCCGTTCATGATCTCAGAAACAGAATGGTCTATTGAATTCGAACCGTTAAGCGTTCCGAGTGATAAGGACAAAGCTGAAATTATGGCTAAGAACGTTGAATCTGTTGTAAAATTGAAAGCTGAACAGGCAATTAATCTCAAAGAAACAAGAGACACTTTGCGATCCATTTGTCCAGATCTTAAAATTATGGACAATGACAACATTGAATTGCCAGAGCCGGAAGATTTAGATCCAGAGCCAGGGCAGGAGGGAGGATTGAATAAATGATGTTTCCCGATATGACAGAGAGCGACGTTGAAAAGGCGCTTAATGATCTGGCGGTTGATATCACTGAAAACAATGCTGATGTAGAGGCGGCAATTGCCGCCTTTATGTTGCTGGTTTACGGGTTCGCCGTTAGTGCATACAAATACCACACTCGCCAATTTATCAGAATGGCAAAGCAAACAGGAGGAGCAAATAATCGATCCGTTATCCTTCTGATTGGTGGCGTTTACGGAAATATGAATGAACGTTGGTTCAATTCAAAATACATAACCTGGCGATCACTTATTGAGGCATCCGTAAGGAAATTTGCGTATAATGTGCTTGATGATTGGGAAGTGCAACAGCGTTTAAATGAGTTACGCGAGCAAGCAGAAACAAGAGCGCAGATCCGAAAGCGCCTAAGAAAATATAAGGCGTGGGCTAAAAATAGGGCGTCTGGTTTTGTTGGTTCGTGGTATTCCGTGTTAATGTATCAACGCGTGGTTGATACCGGAGTTACCCATTATATTTGGCGAACTCAGGAAGATAACAGGGTTAGACCTGAACACGCTAAATTGGACATGAAACGGATCTCATTGGCAATAAAGCACATATTCCCAGGGCAGGAATATAATTGTCGTTGTTGGGCGCAACCGGATTGGGAAACAGAGCAAGAGGTATATTTATGAAGAAGGTGCAACGTTTTGATAGTGTCAGAGTAAAGGCGCATTTTGATGAACACGGCTTTTTAGTGGATCGGCCTATTGTGGCGCGAATTGGTTTGCAGATTTATCAAACGCCATACGGCGAGCGTAGAGAATTTAGGCCAGCAAGTGAAGTGTTTAAAGCTGATAGCCTGGCGACTTACGCAGGGAAACCAATCACAGTAGGTCACGTCACCGTAACGCCGGAAAATGCGCGTGATGTTGTAGTTGGTACTTGTTCAGGCGCTGGCATTCCAAATGGGATCGGAGTTGAAGCACCTTTGAATATTTACGCAAAGGATGCAATTGAAAGCGCGAAGAAAAAACAAACGGCTGAAATTAGCGTTGGTTATACGTCGATTGATATTGATAAGCCTGGTTATGGATCTAATGAAAATGGTGAATACATCTTTGAAGAAGATCTAAAAGAAGATGAACAGCCGCCTGAAGGATGGGTAAAATTTGATGCGCTGCAAACAAGCATTAGTGTTAACCATATTGCGTTAGTGTTTAAGGGTCGCGCTGGCATTGCAAAATTGAATCTTGATAGCGAGCAAGAATTCCCGTATGATATCGACGTTAAATTAAATAAAGAGGACGAGGTTATGACCGTTAAAATTAAACTTGATGGTGCTGTTGAATTTGACGTACCAAAAGAAGTTGCTACTTTTATCGAAACCGTGAAAGCAGACGCTACAGCGGCAAAAACTAAAGCCGATAGCCTGGAAGCAGAGCGCGATGCTCTACAGGCGAAAGTTGACGGCATTCCGGCGCAGATTGAAGAAGCCGTGAAAAAAGCAAAAGCTGACGCTGATGAACATGCCGCACTGGTAGCTACCGCTTCCGAAGTTGGCGTAAAATGCGACGGCCTAACAGCCAAAGAAATTAAGATCGCATATGTGAAAGAGGTCATGGGTAATGACATTAGCGCAAAGGCTGATGCATATATTGATACCGCTTTTGATATCGCAAAAGAATCTGATAAAATGGCGGCTCAACGTATCGCATTAAAAGGCGATGCAGCAAAAAACAAACAGGATGCAGCGGAAACCGCTCTTGATCCTTCCGCACGTCTGAATAAAGCTAAGTAAGGAGAAAATATTATGGCTCAGATTTCAGCAAGTTATCATGTTGCAATGGCTCGCGCCTTGCCTGGTCAAGTTTCTGACACTTCCGCGTATAACATCGACGGCGCTTGTGTTCTTGATGGTGATGCCGGATCAACAATTTATGTTGGCGTTGGTGTTCAACATGGCGGAGTTAGCGCAAGCGGTGAGAAATTAATTAAGGCTATGGCGGAGTCTGGTAATGCTTATGGTGTTGCTATTCGATCCAACTTCCAGACCACATCTAAAGATGGTCGCATGGTTTATGAGGCTGGTAGCGGAATTAACGTAATGACTAAAGGGCGCGTTTGGATGTTATCTGTAGAATCAGAAGCGCCAGCATTCAAAACACCTATCAAACTTGATAATTCAGGACAGGTTGATTTAACGTCTGGATCAATTGAAACTACTTGGATCGCAACTGGAGACTTTACGGAATTCCAAGGTCTAAAACTCGTTGAGGTTCAACTGGTATAATAATAAGGCCGGATTATTCCGGCCTTTTATATATGGTGGTTTTATGTCTGATTACGGTTCTATAATAGGTATAGTTGAAAATGGGTGCTTGGTAGATTCAAGCCTTTATAATATAGATGGCTCGCCAGTTATGGATGTTTCAGCCGTGATAGGTAAGGCCGTATGTGTTGATCGCATATCTTGCGGTTACAAAATAATCAGCCACAATTTTAATGAAAAATCAAAGCATTACGGAATCGTTACGCGTGATTATATGGATTTTTGCAAAGAATATTACGACGCCGGAGATCCGGTTAACGTAATAACTCATGGTCGAATTTGGGTAATCACTCAGGACGAACATGATATTCCATCGTATAAAGATCCTGTTTTTGTTAAAGACAATGGCTCTATATCAACAAGTGGATTTCCTACCAGTTGGTTTTTTACTGGCGAATACGTAAGATATTCACACGGATATATTTTACTATCAGTTCAGTTGTAGCGTGCTAACACAAAAAACACTTGAACGTTTAACAAAAAATGCTATATTAAAGCCGTTATTATGACGGCTTTTCTATGAGGGGAAATATTATGTCTAAAGAAATGAAATATGATGAGTTTGAAGCAAACGTGATCGCCAACCATATGCAGTTACGCGGCGCTAAAAACGACGCATCTGATATGGGTATTTGGACGTCTCAAGAGCTTCATAAAATTAAGGCTCAAGCCTATGAGAAAGAATATCCGGCAGGTTCCGCGCTGCGTGTATTCCCTGTAACGTCCGAACTTTCTGATACAGATAAAACCTTTGAATATCAGACTTTCGACAAAGTAGGACACGCAAAAATCATCGCTGATTACACTGATGATCTGTCAACTGTTGACGCGCTGATGACTTCTGAATTCGGTAAAGTGTTCCGCCTTGGTAATGCGTTCCTTATTTCCATTGACGAAATCAAAGCAGGTCAACGCACTGGCAAGAGCCTTTCCACTCGCAAGGCCAACGCCGCACAGAATGCGCATGATCAGCTTGTAAATCACCTGGTTTTCAAAGGTTCTAAACCGCATAAAATTATCAGCGTGTTTGAACATCCAAACCTGACAACTATCAACTCCGCAGGTTGGAACAACGCCGCAGGTACTGGTAAAAAGCCGGAAACCGCACAGGATGAATTAGAGCAAGCGATTGAAAAAATCGAAACGCTGACAAACGGGCAGCACCGCGCTAATATGATCCTGATTCCGCCGTCAATGCGTAAAGTTCTGATGGTTCGTATGCCGGAAACCACCATGAGCTATCTTGATTATTTCAAGCAGCAGAATGGCGGTATCACTATCGAATCCATTTCCGAGCTTGAGGATATCGACGGTGCAGGCACTAAAGCGGCGCTGGTTTACGAAAAAGATCCGATGAACATGAGCATTGAGATTCCAGAAGCGTTTAACATGCTTACCGCTCAACCTAAAGACCTGCATTTCAAAGTGCCTTGCACCTCTAAATGTACTGGCCTGACGATTTACCGTCCGTTGACGCTTGTTCTGATTAAAGGTCTTGTAGTAGGCTGATAATTCAATTAATATAGGGAACCGTTAAAGGTTCCCTTTTTTATATCTGGAGAAAAGCAAATGGCTAAAGAAAAAGAAATTACACTGGTAAACACTGGCGTTGCACTGATTATTATTGATCGCGTTGACGTTATGCCAGGTAAAGAAATTACCGTTTCGGAAAGCGTGTTAGAACGGCAGGGTACAAAATCGCTGGTTGCCCAGGGCAAGCTAACCGTAAAAGATAACAGCGAGCTAAACGATAAGATCATTGAAGCGTTCAACGAAAAACGCAAGCCAAACCCAACCGAAGGCAAAAGCAAGGCACAGCTTGAGGAAGGCGGCGAGTATTAATTAGAAAGGGCGCTCATGTAGCGCCTTTTTTATTATGGAGAATACACCATGAATGATATTGAGATCCTAGAGCAAATTTATAAAATCGCGCCAGCATTCAAGAAAGTTGATCCTGAATTGATTCAGGCATGGATTGAACTGGCTAAAGATTTCGTTTGCGAAAAGCATTTCAAAGACAAATATTTCCGCGCTGTTGCTCTTTACACTTTGCACCTTATGACTCTTGACGGAGCTATGAAACAGGAAAGTGAGAGCGTAGAAAGCTACTCGCACCGTATAGCGTCATTTTCCCTGACTGGTGAGTTTTCGCAAACGTTCAGCAAAGTTAGCGACGACACAAGCGGTAACACGTTGCGCCAAACTCCGTGGGGTAAAATGTACGAAGTTCTCAACAAGAAAAAAGGCGGCGGATTTGGCCTTACAACTGCATTTCATCGGAGGTGCTCACGATGAATTATGAACAAATCAGATCTATGGCATCGGCTGGAATTAATTTTTTTAGCGATGGAACGGGTGAATTTGATTGCATTACTCAACCTGGAAGCGTTGAAATTGTTGGCGGTATTGAGGTTGAAAAACCCGAAATAAAGGTGAAGATTAAAGGTCTTGTGAGAGCACCACGGACGCGAGAAGTTGACGGAGAGGTAATTAGAGTTACCGACAAGTTAGGCGTTTTTAATGCTGATGTAGAGCTTAAAAACGGATATCAGATTGATATAGACGGCGAGCGTTATGTTATGGTTGAAACAAGACCAATCAGACCAACAAGCATTACCGTTGCTTACCGTCCAATAATGCGGAGGGTTGCGGTTCATGGCTGATTATTCGATCCGAGAATTTCATGGAAATGTTGACAAATGGATCGAGCAAGTAGAAAGCGGATTGAATGACGTGATTCAGATTTTTGGTGAAAAGGTTCACGGCGCATTAGTTGATATTGCGCCAGTGGACACAGGACGATTCAAAGCCAATATGCAGATCACAGCAAACAAGCCGCCTCTTTACGCGCTCAATCAATATGATCCTGATGGTGAGAAAATAAAGGCGGAAGGTCGCAGGACGCTTTATGCTTTATTGCATGGCGGCGGCGCTATTAAATCAATATACTTTTCAAATATGCTGATTTACGCTAATGCTCTTGAATATGGTCATTCAAAGCAAGCGCCAGCGGGGGTATTTGGTATCGTTGCGATCCGGTTGCGCTCTTACATGGCGGAAGCGATAAGGGAGGCGAGAAAGAAAAATGCACTATGAATTATCTGTTGCGGCAAGAATGGCGCTGGCTCAAGAATATGAAAGCGAATATATGATCGCTTATGAAAACGTTGAATTTACGCCACCAAAAGGCGGCGGCATTTGGCTGAAATATGACTACAAAGAAGCAGATACAATAATTCATGATCTTAAAAGGAAATGCATTAGCTATATTGGAATGGTTCAGATCGGAATTGAATTCCCACCAGGATCAGGAATTGATAAGGCTCGCAAGCTGGCAAAAAATATTGCTGATTTCTTTGAAGATGGTAAAATGCTTTCGAATGGCTATATTTCAGAAGGTGCAAAAGTGCATCAAGTTCAGAAATCAGAATCAGGCTGGTTTTATCCAGTACGTTTTTATGTTCGTTATGATGGTTAATAAAGGGGGCTATTATGCACTTACCTAACGGAGCACAGATTTTTATTGAGAATACTCGCGCACAGGCAGTAAGCGCAACCAACGTAAGCAATGCAACCAAACCTGAATTCACGCTTGAAAGCGGCGGCGATGCATTCAATAAAGGTGATTACATTATCGTTACCGCATCAAGTTGGGGTAAATTGCTTGATCGCGTTCTACGTGTGACGGAGGCTGAATCAACTAAGGTTACTGTTGAAGGTATCGACACAACCGATACTAACGTTTTTCCGGCTGGATCTGTAACTGCGAGCTTTGCAAAAATCAACGGTTGGACAGAGATTCCATGCGTACAGGACTTGGGGCAGGACGGCGGCGAGCAGCAGTATTACAATTACCAGTGCTTAAGCGATGACCAGGAGCAGCAGTTACCAACCTATAAAAGCGCGGTATCACTGACTTACACATTTGCGCATGAATACGATAACCCGATTTATCCGCTCTTGCGTAAGGCTGACGAATCCGGCGACGTTAAAGCATTGCGCATGTATGTACCAAAAGCGAAAGAAATGCGCCTTTGGGCTGGTGTGCTTTCTTTCAACGAGATCCCACAAACGGCGGTAAACGAAATGGAAACCGTTTCTTTGTCGGTATCCCTGAAAGGTCGCTTTACTTTCCTCCCTGCTAACCAGGATTAATATTAAGGGGCGCATTGCGTCCCTTTTTTATTTGATGTAATATCACCTCAATATTTAACCACTCAGGAGAAATGACAATGGCTAAAATGAAATTGACTCTTGCCCCGCTTCCAGATTTCAAACTTCCAGTTAAATTTGTATTGCCGGATGGTAACGAGCAGAAAATTGTGTTACCGTTTAAGCATAAAAAGGCCAGCGAGATTCAAGAGCTTTACCAGAAAGAAGGTATTAAAGATCCTGAATTCATCATGAATGTTGCCGTTGGTTGGGATCTGGAAGAAGAATTCAACGAAGAAAACGCTCAACTGTTAGTTGATTATTATCCTGGCGCGGCGCTGGCTCTTATGGGATCTTATTTAAGTGCGCTGGCAGGGCAACGCGTAAAAAACTAAAACGGGCGGTTTATCTGTATTACCAGAAACCGCCGACAGATGCAGAATTGCAAGCCGTAGGATTAACCCGCGCAGACTATGAAGGAGAAGATCCGCCAGAGGTCATATTTGATGAAAGTATGATGCAATCATGGGATATATTTTGCGCGATGGGTACACAGTGGCGTAGTGCTGGCGCTGGTGCTTACGGTTTTGATTATAATGTTTTGCCTATGTTATTCAGAATCTATAAAATAGACGATGAAGAAATGGCCTTAAATGACTTGCGCATCATGGAACAAAAAGCACTGGAAATGATGCAAGCAAATAACAAATAAAGCGCCTACGGGCGCTTTTTTTATGAGGGTAAAATATATGGCTGAACAATTTGCAGGTTTAACACTTGGCGTTAACGTCGAGCAGTTAAACAGGGCTGTAAAGTCATTGCATGACTTTTAAAAAAGCAAACGACGAAGCAAAGAAAGGCGTTGAGAGCTTTGTTAATGAGGAAGAAATTGCAAAGCAAAGAGCAAAACAATTAGCTGATGAATTGGCGAAACAGAGCCGTGAATTTAAACGCATTCAGGACACTGTTGATCCGACAGCGGCGAAAATGCGCAAGCTATCCCAGGCCGCAAGTGATCTTGATAAGCTATGGCAAAAGGGAATTGTTCCCGATGAAACGTTTTTCCAGTTGGGGAGTATGCTGGAAACTCAGATCAGTAAGCTGGAGCGTAATAAAAAGGCGTTAACGGAAGAAGGCCGCGCAGCACTTGAGGAATCAAAAGCCAAAGAGAAAGCAGCGTTAGCCGGAAAAACTTTCCTTGCGGATCTGGAATCGCAAGCCGCCGCTCTTGGAAAAACAAAAGCCGAATTGCTGGAAATGAAAGCGGCGCAACTTGGCGTAAGTGCTCAGGCAGCGCCATTTATCGCACAGCTTAAAGCGCAAGAAAAACAGATGAAGTTAACCGGAATTAGCGCGGGGCAATATAACCAGGCCATGCGAATGCTTCCGGCTCAGATCACTGACGTTGTAACGTCGCTGGCTTCCGGTATGCCTGTTTGGTTGGTTGCAATCCAGCAGGGTGGACAGATTAAAGATTCTTTCGGCGGTGTTGGTAATACGTTTAAAGCGCTGTTGTCGTTTCTGAATCCGGTAAACGTTGGCCTTGCCGCATTAGCCGTTTCAATGGGTGCTCTTGTTAAGGCTGGTTATGATGCGTATAAATCGCAACGTGACTTGCAAGAGGCGTTGGTGCTGACTGGTGGATATGCTGGCACAAGCGGCGCACAGTTCGATAAGCTGGCGCAGGACATTAATAACAGCACTGATGCGACGATAGGAAACATCCGATCTATCGCAACAGAGCTTGCAAAATCCGGCAAGTTCACGATTGATCAGATTAAAGCAATCACGAAGACTACCGCTCAGTGGTCAACTGTAACTGGTGAATCAAGCGACAAGATAACCGATTACTTTAATAAGATTGCTGGCGATCCGGTTAAAGGTCTTGCAGAGCTAAACGAGCAATTCAACTTTTTAAGCGAAGGGCAGTTAACTTATATTGCAGACCTGGAGAAAACGAAAGGCAAAACGGAAGCGGTAACGGCGGCGACAAAGTTATTTGCTGATGTTATGGATCAGAGATTAGCTAAACTGGCAGACTCCGCAACGCCATTAGAAAAGATGTGGACGAACATTAAAAAATGGGCGTCAGATGCATGGGGTTGGGTTGGGGATCATACGCTGGCGGCGCTTAACCTGATTATTGACGTTGTAGCCGGAACCGTTGAGCAGGTTCGTTACTTGCTTAATCAGGGTGATATTCTCATTGGTGAGTTTATCGTGTCTGCAACAAAGGCTATGCAAAAAATACCTGGTCTTGATGGAGTTGGTGATTCAGTAATTGCACAGCAGCAACAGATCATTAATAAATCAAAAGAGCAAAACAAGGAGTTATTAAAATCAATTGCCGAACGTAACGAGCGAGTCAAAAAAGGCGAGCAAGGTTACATTGACATGATGAAAAATCGTGCGGCGGTTGAACAGCAATATGCTACTAAAACAAAGGAGAATATCAGGAAGGAAGCCGAGGAATTAGCCAAACGCGATAAAAAGCAAAAGGCTGAAAAAGTTAAAGTATCGGCTGGCGATAAGCTGGAAGAACAATATCAGCGTGATATCCTGGCTTTAGAAACTCAATTAAGAGTTTTGAAAGAGCATAAGACGATCACTGATACCATAAGCCAGCAACGTAAATCTTTATGGGCTGAACAAGCTAAAATTCAGATTTTGCAAGAAGCCTCAACAAAGCGGCAACTTACTGATGAAGAAAAAAGCATTTTAGCCAACAAAGATAAGATCCTGGCGATGGCTGAACAAAAAGCCATTTTAGGCGATCAGATTGTTGCACAAACGCGCCTTAATCAGTTGCAAGATAGCTCAATCAAGTTTATCCAGCAGCAGAAAGCAGCAACGGAAGCACTAGCAAAAACCAGAGGGTTAAGCGAGCGTGAAGCAGCAAGAGAGGCGGAACGTGCAAAGGTTGAATCTGATTATCTTGCTAAGGGAGGACAGAAAGAAGATCCGCAACTTAAAGCCATGATGGATGCCTTAGACAACCGATATAAAGAGGAAGATGCTAAACGCGCTGATTGGTTATCTGGCGCTAAAAATGCCTTTGCGGAGTATGGCGAGGAAGCAATGAACATGTATGATAATATCGGCAACATTGCGAGCCAGGCGCTAAACGGCCTATCGCAACAAATGGCTGACTTTTTGACTACTGGACAAGCCAACTTTAAAGACTTTGCAAAATCGATCATTAGCCTTATTGTTCAGATGATCACAAAGATGATTATCTTCAATAGCATTTCCGGCATGATGGGCGGCTCAACCTGGACGCTTGGAAGCCTTTTAAGCGGTGCTGGTTTTGCTGGGGGCGGTTATACTGGCGACGGTGGCAAATATGATCCGGCTGGCGTTGTTCATAAGGGTGAGTTTGTTTTCACCAAAGAGGCAACGCAAAGAATCGGAGCTAAAAACCTGTATCGCATGATGCGAGGTTATGCAAACGGCGGTCAAGTAGGAAGCGTGACAACTGGCGGCGCTGGCATCAATCGCGGCGCATCTCAATTTGCGTTTGGTGATATCAACGTTAACATTGACAACGGTCAAGATCCAAAAGGGATGGAAACTGGTATTAAGATGATTTTCACCGAAATGATTCAACGTTCATGCTCGCAAGGTGGCGAGGTTTATAATTTTGTTCATGGGAGGGCTTAATGTTAGATGAATTTACTTGGTGTACGCAGATTCAGAGCGGCGGCGGTGTAATGACAACCACCAATAACGACAGGGAAGTTGTTTTTGGTAACGGTTATCGCCAAAAGGCATCTTCTGGATTTAACACGGAGCGGAGGGAGTTTTCTATTGTTTACGCTGGCACTGATTATAAAAAAGTGAAAGCGTTCATGACGGATCACAGATTAAAGCCTTTCTTGTGGAGGATGCCGGATGGTGATTTAGGGTTGTTTACGGTTAAAGCCGGAACGGTAGGGCTAACGCCAATAAGCCCAACCGCTCAGGAAGTCAAAGCAACATTCACGGAAGAATTTACATCCATGCGATAAATCAAAGCCGCCATTGTGCGGCTTTTTTATTGTGTCTATAATGGTGCTTTATTGGAGGGCATAGAATATGGCTGAAAAACAGATCAAAAAGACTTTTGAAAATTGTCTGCAATCGCTTTTCCCTGGTGAAATAATTACGCTTGTTGAGGTTGACGGCACAAAATTTGGTGCGCAGGTTTACCGCTTTCATGCTGAAAATATCGCGTACACTCCAGAGGAATTAATGCAAGCGCGTGAAACTGGAATATTGCCTCCGAAAGATATTAAATTTCGTGGCGAGGTTTACGGGGCGCGGCCTTTTGGGATTACTGGTATTGGCTTTACAAGTAACGGAAAGGCAGAGAAACCACAATTAGCGCTTTCAAATTTAGATAGCCGCGTATCTGCATTAATCAGATCATATAATGGAATGATGCAAGCCAAAGTAACAATTTGGGTTACATCGGGTGATTTAATTGATGAAGAAGGAAACGTGGAGGACGGCGCATATAGAAAGTTTGTTTATTATATTGAGCGTCCAAATTTTGTTAATCAGACAGTTGCACGTTTTGAATTAACATCACCTTATGATATGGATGGAATTATGATCCCGCCACGACTCACGCAAAGCGTTTGTTATTGGGCGCAAAGGGGATGGTATAGAAGCGGGAAAGGTTGCGGATATAACGGATCGGCAATGTTCGATAAAGACAATAATCCGGTAACAGATCCGAGCAAGGATTATTGCGCCGGAACAGTGACAGCCTGTAAATTGCGCTTTGGCGCTCAAAATGAATTAGATTTCGGCGGTTGCGCGGTTGCATCACTATTGAGGAAAAACCAATGATTAACGCAAAAATTAAACTTGAAATTATGCGCCATGCCAATGACGTTTACCCTAATGAATGTTGCGGCCTGGTAACTCAAAAATCACGCGTACAGAAATATCACCGGATCGACAACGTAAGCAAGGAGCCGGAAAAACATTTTGAAATGGACGCTGAACAATATGCGGAAGTTGAGGACGGCGGCGCTGATATCATAGCGATAGTTCACAGCCACACAGGGGAAGGGGCAACAACAATCCCTAGCGCACACGATTTGTGCATGTGTGATGAAACTTGTGTTTCTTGGGTTATCGTTTCGATACCAGAAGGAGACATGAGAATCATAGAGCCACAATCACGGCCTTTGATTGGTCGCCCCTGGTCGCTTGGCGCTTATGATTGTTGGGGTCTTATTATGGCCTGGCATAAAGAGCAAGGCGTGATCCTGAATGATTTCAGAAAGCCTTATGAATGGTGGAAACCTGAATTTGGTGAAAACCTATATCAAGACAATTATTTGAAAGAGGGTTTTGTTGAAACTGGCGAACAACCAAAACACGGAGATATGATCATAATGCAGCTTCAAGCGCCAGTATGGAACCATGCCGGAATTTATTTAGGCAACAATCAACTATTACATCATGCATTCGGCAAGTTGTCGCGGGTTGATTTATATTCTGGATGGTATCAGGAACACACAACAATGATTTGCAGACATAAGGATCTTAAAAATGAATAATGTGATTAACGTAAAATTATCTGGCTCATTGGGTCGCCGCTTTGGTGTTTTCCATAAATATGCTGTTGATAGTTGGCCTGAATGCGTAAGGGCATTATCAAGCCAGGTTGAAGGATTCAAAGAATTTATGCAAAGTGAAATCGGATCAAAGATGAAATTTGCAATTTTCGTTGATGGTAAAAATGTTGGCCTGAATAATGATAGCGAATGGCGTTGCGCTCGTGAGGTTAGAATCGTTCCAGTTCCAACCGGTTCAAAATCTGGAGGCTTATTTCAAGTTGTATTAGGAGCTGTAATTATGGTTGCTGCATTCTATACTGGTGGCGCTTCACTTGCTGCAATGGGGGCTTTTTCTTCATCAGCTTTTATGATGGGCGGTGCTATGGTTCTTGGCGGAGTAATGCAGATGATTAGCCCACAACAGGGAGGCATAAGAATGGAGAGTCAAAGCGCTGAAAATAAACCATCATATGCGTTTGGTGGTGCTGTTAATACTACGGCGGCAGGTTATCCGGTATGTTTACCATATGGTTATAGAACGGTTGGCGGCGCTGTATTCAGTGCTGGCTCATACGCAGAAGATAAACTTTAATTATATAAACCCGCCGTTGCGCGGGTTTTTTGTTACATGTACAATGGCAGCACGTTTAAATAGCACAAAAGGTTAAAAGCTATGATCAAAAATATGATAACTGGCAGTAAGGGCGGTTCTTCAAAGCCTCATACACCTGTTGAAATGGAAGATAACCTAATTTCAATCAACAGGATCAGAATTCTTTTAGCCGTTTCTGATGGTGAAGTTGATCCAAACTTTTCATTGAAAGATTTATATTTTGATGACGTTCCGGTTATGAATCAGGATGGTTCACTAAACTTTCAGAATGTTAAGGCAGAATTCAGACCAGGGACGCAAACGCAGGATTATATTCAGGGCTTTACTGATACAGCCAGCGAAGTTACTGTTGCTCGCGATCTGACAGCCGCAACGCCTTATATTATTTCTGTTACCAATAAAAACCTTTCTGCGATCCGTATTAAAATTTTAATGCCTCGCGGGGTTACTCAGGAAGATAACGGAGATCTAACAGGTGTTCGCGTTGAATATGCTGTTGATATGGCTGTTGATGGTGCTGAATATAAAGAGGTTTTGCATGATGTAATTGAAGGTAAAACAATGAGCGGTTACGACAGAAGCCGCAGAATTGATTTACCTGCTTTTAATGAGCGTGTTTTATTGCGCGTCCGTCGCCTGACAGATAGCACGTCAGCAAGGGTAACGGATCTGATTAAAATGCAAAGCTATGCGGAAGTTGTAGACGCTAAATTTCGTTACCCACTGACTGGTTTAGTCTACGTTGAATTTGATAGCGAATTATTCCCTAATGCGTTACCGAATATCAGCATTAAAAAGAAATGGAACATCATAAATGTTACGTCGAATTACGATCCGATTAGCCGCACCTATTCAGGGGCATGGGATGGAACCTGGAAAAAAGCCTGGTCTAATAATCCGGCTTTTGTACTGTATGATTTAATTACCAATCAGCGTTACGGACTCGATCAAAGAGAGTTAGGCATCGCGCTTGATAAATGGAGCATTTACGAATGTGCGCAGTATTGCGATCAGATGGTTCCAGACGGTAAAGGCGGAACAGAGCCGCGATATCTTTGCGACGTTGTGATCCAGAGCCAAGTAGAAGCGTATCAGCTTGTGCGTGATATTTGTTCAATCTTCCGTGGCATGAGCTTTTGGAATGGTGAGAGCCTTTCAATCGTGATCGATAAGCCTCGCGATGCGTCATACATCTTTACTAATGACAACGTGGTTAACGGTGAATTCACTTACACGTTTGCCAGCGAAAAAAGCATGTACACGCAATGCAACGTGACTTTCGACGACGAACAAAACATGTATCAACAGGATGTTGAGGGAGTTTTCGAAACGGAGGCGGCGTTACGCTTTGGCTATAACAGCACGTCAATTACTGCGATTGGATGCACACGACGCAGCGAAGCCAACCGCCGTGGACGCTGGATTTTAAAAACCAACGTCAAGAGCACAACGGTAAACTTTGCTACAGGTCTGGAAGGTATGATCCCAACCGTAGGAGATGTGATTGTTGTATCTGATAACTTTTGGTCAAGTGCTCTAACGCTGAATCTATCAGGTCGCTTGATGGAGGTTAGCGGGTTGCAGGTGTTCACGCCGTTTAAGGTAGACGCAAGAGCAGGTGATCGCATTCTGGTAAATAAGCCGGATGGTAAGCCAGTTGGTCGAACCATTGCGCGTGTGAGTGATGACGGTAAAACGCTAACGCTAAACACGACATTTGGTTTTGACGTTCAGCCGGATACCATTTTTGCAATTGAGCGAACCGATATTGCACAGCAACGATATGTTGTAACCGGAATCACTAAGGGTGACGGTGATGAAGAATTTACCTACAACATAACGGCTGTTGAATACGATCCGAACAAATACGATGAAATTGATTATGGCGTAAACATTGATGACCGTCCGACTTCAATCGTGCAGCCTGACATTTTGCCAGCACCGCAAAACGTCAAGATCGAATCTTATTCGCGAGTTGTCCAAGGCGCGAGCGTGGAAACAATGCATGTTTCATGGGATAAGGTTGAATATGCAAGCCTTTATGAAATGCAGTGGAGAAAAGACAATGGCAACTGGAACAACACGCCGCGCACAGCCAACAAGGAAACGGAAGTTGAAGGAATTTATGCTGGTAACTATCACGTAAGGGTTAGATCTGTTGCAGCGAATGGTTCAGCGTCTGGATGGTCTGCAATCGTAAGTGCAGGATTAACCGGAAAAGTTGGAGAGCCGGAAAAGCCAATTAACCTTACAGCGTCTGACAATGAAGTTTTCGGAATTCGCGTAAAATGGGGTATGCCAGAAGGAAGCGGAGACACGGCCTATATAGAGTTGCATCAAGCGCCAAACGGTTCTGATGGTCATCCTATTGTTGATGAAGCAACGCTCTTAACGCTGATACCGTTCCCGCAATATGAGTATTGGCATTCAATACTGCCAGCGGGTCATGTTGTCTGGTACAAGGCAAGGGCAGTTGACAAAATCGGTAACGTTTCTGATTGGACTGATTTTGTGCGCGGCATGGCTTCCGACGATACGAGCATTATCACGGATCATATTAAGGTCGATATTGAAAATTCTGATGGCTATAAGTGGTTGCAGGAAAACGCAATAAAGACCAATGATAAGATCCACAGCACAGCGGAATCAGTGATTGAAAACGCATTAGCTAATGATAAAGATGTTCGACGTATGCGAGTTGAAAACGGAAAGCGTAAAGCGGAGTTCTTGCAATCGCTGAAACTCATTGCAGACGAAACAGAAGCCAGGGTAACACAGGTCACTCAAATGAGTGCGCAATTTGACGAGAAATTAACGGCTCAAAATAGCGAGTTGAGAGAGGTAATTGCTAACAGCACTGAAACCATTAGCCAAAGGATTAATCAGCTTACAGCTACGTTTGAGAGTGAAATTGATGGGGTTAAGCAGGATATCAAAGCACAGATAACTGATGTTAACCAGGCAATCACTAATGAAGCGGAAGCGCGAGCGTCAGCGGATAGGGCGTTATCAACTCAAATTGGAGATACCCAATCAGCAGTGAATCAGAAACTTGATTCTTGGGTTAATGCCGATAGCGTTGGTGCGATGTACGGCGTTAAGTTGGGGATCAGGTATAACGGGCAGGAATATAGCGCAGGTATGGCGCTTTCTCTTGTCGCTGATGGTGGCGGAGTTAAATCACAATTCCTGTTTGATGCAGGACGATTCGCGATCATCAACAATGCTCAAAGCGGAGCCTTTACATTGCCGTTTGTTGTTGAAAATAATCAGGTGTTTATCAATAGTTTGCTTGTTAAAAATGGTTCTATCGGTAATGCACAGATTGCTAACTTCATCAACTCTAACAACTGGCAGAGCGGGGTTGCAGGATGGGCTATTAACAAAGATGGTTACGCAGAATTTAACCAGATAACGGTAAGGGGTACTGTTTACGCAAACGCCGGTTCATTCACTGGTAACGTTTACGCTACTGATGGTTGGTTTAGGGGTACTGTTTACGCTGAAAAAATTGAGGGTGACGTTGCAAAGGCTGTTGTCCTTCCGTTTAACGGATCGGTTCACATTCCGGCGGTTAACTACAACAGACATCTTGTGATCCCTTATGTTGGTATTCACGGGTACACATATTCAGGTGGTACATGGGGCAGAGGTACTGTTTGGGTTGATTCAACATATGGCGGTCGCCTTGCTAACGTTCAGGCAACTGCAATGCATGGCGGATCAAGTGGTTATGTTCTGTTGCCAGCAGGTAACGCAACCACGCTTTCATATGGTGGAGATCTAAACCACGCAAACGCAGTACCGATCTTAACAGTTCTGCTATTCAAAGCATAAAAGGAGGTAAATCAATGCCCTGGCTTAACGGTCGGGGCATTTTGTTTTCTTTTGTTCCACGATGTTCACAACCGAATCCGGCGTAAAATTGAAAACGTCTTGATAACAAAAAGAACAAATTAAATATCTATATAATACATACACTTAGAGTTAATTATTATTATATATATCTATTTGTATCCTTATTGTTTCCATTGTTCTATATGGTTTGTGGTGGTTGTGTGTTTTGTATTGGTTGATGGTTATATATCACATGGTATGTATTTATATATGGTATGCAGCGTAAATGCGTGAACAATGGAACACAAAAACAACAATTAGTAAAATCATAAACTTACGATGTGATTTTGTTTTCAATGCTAGTTGTAAACGTATTCAAAACAAAAAGAATACTTAAATGGTATTGACTACATGAAACAAAGACATATAATGCAGACATACCAACGAGAGGATGACAAAATGAGCGATTTTAAAGTTTACACCTTTGACCAGTTAACCAATTATGAATATCACGATCCTAAAGGTTGGGCGGCTGAATACGTTAGCGGTTCAAGCCTGGCAGAAATCTTTGCAAGTTGTCCGGCAGCATGGAAATACAGACCACGCGAGGAAAGCAAAGCGCTTGTTTTCGGTACGCAGTCACATACAAACTTTCAAAGCAGTGAGTTGTTCGCAAAAGAGTACCGACGAGCGCCAGCGCCGGAAGATTACGAAAACTTAATCACAAGCCAAACGGCATTAGCCAGCAAGTTAAAATCTTTTGGCCTGACTGGTGCAAGCGGGAAAACTTATCCAGACCTGATAAAAATGATGGTTGATTGTGGTGAGGATCTTAATGTTCAGTGGCTTATTGAAATGATCGCAGAGAGCCAGGCGCGAGCGGATAACGTTGAATTGGTTCCGGCTAAAGATTACGACGCTTGCGTTACCATGCGCCGCGTACTGGAAAACATACCGGAACACAACGCTTGCATGAATAGCCCAACAGCACAACGCGAGCTATCAATTTTCGGCACTATCAAAGGCGTGAAAGTCAAAGTAAGGATTGACCATGTTGATATTTGCAAGGATGTGCTTGCAACAGTGATTTCCGGCTATGATGGTGATGGTAATCCGGTATATGAAACAACGCGATTTGATGAAGCGATTGTGATCACGGATTATAAAACAACGTCAAGCGCTAACCCGTCAGAGTTTGCAAGGCTGGCATTCAATCATGGCTACTACTTGAAAATGGCATTGCAGCATGACCTATTCAAGAAAGCGTATCCAGAAGAAACACGCCCCGTAGTAGTCAGATTGCTGGCGCAGGAAAAGAAAGAGCCTTATTTACCGATTGCATACCGCATGACGGATGAACAATTGAAGATCGGACGGCTTCAATACATGAGTGTGATAAACCAGTTTGCAGAATGCCAGGCAAATGACAGTTGGCCTTCATACGCAAACGGAGAGCCTGAAATTGATCTTCAAACGCCTGATTGGGTTCGTCGTCAATACAAAGGTTTTTTATAAATAGCACTTTTTGCTAAAAAAGCCATTCGATGCGTGGTATACTACACGCATCAACCAACGAGAGAGAGGAAATAAAAATGGAACAGCAATTCAATGAACAAGAAATTCAAGATGTGCGCGATCACGTAGGCGGATTTGTAAACGCATTAGGAATTATGCAACGCCAGTTCTTGCGCGTAATTGATCCAAGCGAATCACCGGAAACTCTTGAATATGTTCGCAAGGTTGCATATTCGATTGATAACGTTGTGTTAACGGTTCTTCAAATGGAAAATAACGAAGAACATCGCAAGATGATTAATCAGGCAAGTGAAATCATGATCCAGAATTTGATTGATTATCACAACGAGAACGAAGAAAAGCATTAATTAACACGGCGGCGCAAGCCGCCATTATTAAACCGGAGTCAATGAAATGAAATTTTCCGAACAAAACGCAAACGTAATTAAGGCATTGTTTGAGGCGCGTCAATTATTCACCAAAGTAAAAAAGGATAAGCAAAACACGCACCTGAAAAATAAATATGCAACTCTTGACAGCGTTCTTGATGCTATCATGCCTGGCCTTACTGATAAGGGTTTATTCCTTACTCAAGATCAGAAAGTTGGCGAAGATTTGAAATCAATGACGGTTTTAACTCGCTTCATTCACGTTGAATCAAATGAATGGGTTGAATATAGTTTCACGTTGCCAATGCAGAAATTAGATCCACAAGGCGGCGGCTCAACAAACAGCTATGCGCGACGTTATGCTCTTTGCACGGCTCTTGGCCTGGCAACGGCTGACGATGACGCAAATCTTGCCACCAAAAACGCGCAGGATTGGAAAAAAGATCTTGATGCTTGCGATAACCTTACAGACTTGCAAGAAACGTTTAAAACTGCTTACAAGCAATCTGACGCAGCAAACCGCCGAATCATTAAAGAGCATTACGACAAGCTGAAAGCTAAAATGGAAATCGGAAAGGCTCGCGGCTTTAATCCGGCTGAACCAGCGGCGAATGTTGCAAAGAATGAAAAGGTTGAAAAGGAACCGCAACAGGAAGTAAAATCACAGTCTATCACTGACTTTGAATAATAATTTGCGGGGCGTAATGCCCCGATAAGGAAAAATAATGCACGTTATCACTGGTGAAATTCGCAAAGAGCCTTTTGTTAAGCAAGGGCAAAACGGCACACTTTATATTGTTGAGCTTTCAGAATCATATAAAGATCGAGAGGGTAACAGACAATACACAAATTACAAATTCTTCTTTAATGCAAAAAGCGAGGGAATGAATAATTGGTATCGTGAGGCATTCCAGCAGGGTAAAATTATTTCTGTATCTTGCGACCAGTTGCGCATTGATAGCAGCGAATATAACGGGCAGATTTATAACACTCTAACAAGTGCCGGATTTGCTAACTTGCAATTTAGCCAGCGCGGTGAAAGTCAAGCACCACAACAGCAACGACCACCTCAGCAACAGCCACAACCGAAACAACAAGCACCACAAAACAACGAGCCTCCAATGGATTTTGACGACGATATTCCATTCTAAAAATAAAGGGGCTTGCGCCCCTTTTCCACTTTCTTTGATACCCAAAACAGCAATTACCTTAACTGCGATCCGGCTTGCAAGTTCAAGCTGTTGTGCGTTAAGCGTTCCTGTATTCATGATAGACAACAGTCCAGACATAGAGCCAAGAGCTTTAAAATCAGTAAAGGCTGATTTCATAATATCCATTTGTTGATGACCATCATTCACAATCGCTTGTGCGCCTTATTCACGCAATAGATATTGGTTCATTGTAAAGAATTGGTAAATAAAAAAAGGAGGCGTTGCGCCTCCCTTTGTATTATGGTAGTTCTGGAATCGTTTCGGCATTACCTCCAGCCAATCCAGCAACCATTTTTTTTAATTGTTCAATATCAGCTTTTAAACTTGAAACTTCACTTTCTAACGCTTCATTTTTACCCTGCAACTCTTGAACAACAACAATAAGATCAGAAATAACGGCGCGATCATTAACGTTCATGATTTCGAATTCATCACCGTTTTCATCTGTTGCAGTGCCGCCAAAGAAAACGTAAGTGTCGTCTATTTCAGCCATTTGTTGCGCAAGGTATCCACGCTGCAAAACATGGTTTCCCTTATAATAAAACTCCATAACACCAATCTGTTTAACGCGATCCCATGCGCCAGGCTTAGGAGGTTCAAATCTATCCTTAATGCGAACATCAGATCCTTGAATAGCGCATCGCCCCTCTGGTGTATAGAATCCATTATCGTTTCTCATTGAATACCATACGACATTACCGCCGAATGTGTTAAAAGACCAAACATATTGATACGCCTGCCCAGGAGTACCAACCAAATAATTTTGAATTCCGAACCATGAGTTCTCAATATACGTAAGAAGGTTTGAGCCATCGCTTGCTTGCTGTGATTTCTCCTTTATTACAGCAGCAGTCCAAGCGCCGCCTTGACCGTAATAAGCCTTAGCCCATACCGCATTAAATGTAACATCCTGATCAATTCCAACCCCTAAATTTCGTCTTGCTTGAGCTACATTATCAGCACCAGTGCCACCAGATACGATTGGTAGCGCCTTTCTTACTCCAGCGGAGCGATCAAAAACCCCCCAATCACCAGCGCTGTAAACGAAGAAATAAGTGTCTTTATCAGGTGCCCAAAGTAACGTTTGTTCTCCAAGTCTATCAACCTGGTCAACAAGCAGGTTTTCACGAGCTTTTGCAACAGTTGTTGCACCAGTACCACCTTGCTCAATACCTAGAGCCGACCAACCTTTTAGATCGCGATTGAACATACCCCATGTGCCATCATTCCTTACAGATATCTCTTTTAAACCATCTGGAGAAAGCATTGACGTAAAAACAGAATCCTGAATTATTCTATCAACTTGCAAATTTATTTTTGCTTGCGTAACGTTTTCAGCACCAGTTCCGCCAGCGCCAATAGAAAGTGCCGATGTGCTGTTGTTGTCATTACGTGCAACTCGCCATTCTCCATTGTTAGCGATCCGCAATTCATAAGTCCATGCAGGATTTCGGAAAGAGTTGTAAGCGCCAGTATCTTGATCTTTTACAGAATTAACAGCCTCAACTTTCAAAGCTTCCCTTGCAAGGTCTTTGTTTGCAAGATCATTAAGGTTTTGATCCTTATGCAGCAGATTTTCAGGTTGCACCTGTTGCGCCCATTGGCGAGCTTCATCACGCGCGTCTAACGCTTCATTTTTAATTACGGTTATCTCAGTAACGGCAGAATCCTTAATCTGTTGCGTTTGGTTTTTTATTGCGTCCGTGTCTGCCTTAATCTGATTGGTTTCAGCAACAGCGGCATCTTTAATCCGTTGCGTTTCATTAACAGCGGTATCCTTAATCTGTTGCGTTTCAGTAACAGCGTCATCCTTTATTGTTTGCGTGTCGTTTTTTAATTGTTCAGTCGCGGCTCGGTCTGCATCAGTTTTTTGCGCGGAAGCCTCAGCGCGAGCAACAAGATCCTGTATTGTTTTTAAATCAAAGTTTTTGAAAAATTCAATCGCTTCCTCAATAACAGTTTCTTTACTTTGGTAATAACGCAGCGTTTCCGCTACATCTTGCGCCATTCCATCGACAGTTAGCGAGTCATTCAACAGGATCACATAATTTCCGTTTTCTACTGGCTCGCCGTCAGTCTGGATCGCTTTCATTTCCGTGTCGCTTACAATATCGCTAATCACAGCCAATTTAAGAGGCGATGTGAGAAATACGATTGTTGCGCCAGTACGGATAAGAGAAAGAGGATCACGCCATTTTGTGCCAGTACCAATAATAACGCCTTGCGCGTCCATTGCAGCCGTACCAGTTCGATATAAAGCCATAATTACACCTCATTTTATTCATTGAAACAGTGTAGTGATTATGCGATATTGCTATGTTACATGCAATAAAAACCCCGCCTTAGCGGGGTTCGTCAACTACAACGAGAAGTCAATGAAACAGATTCATCGAAAAGTGTTAGTAGCAGGATTAATATTATAATAAGTCACTTGCCTTGTAAAGTCTCCGCTCTATTCCATTTTTGAATTTACCGTTAACTGGTAACATTACGTCTAATTCGCGATCATCGGCAGCAATCAAAGTATCGCGATCATTAGCATGGCACACAACGCGCATTTTACGATCTCCTTTGTATCTGTATGCAACAATTTCAAGATTTGAAGGTGAGAAACACGCCCATACTTCTTGCCCCGTCGCCAGGTGTATATGTTGCGCATCAATCCAATCAACGCAAAGGTAAATTGTTTTGTCAGTCTTGCCAGTTACCGCAACGCTTCCTCGCGTGTAATCTTTCGCGTAAAAACTGCTTTTACCTTCCTCGTTGACGAAAAGAATATTGCACATATCATCATCCAATTCATCACTATGCACCAGGTGGCAAGGAATGGCGTGTATATGCTCGCAATATCCATTGTCATGAGTTTTTACGCCAACTTGATACGATTCGCCGTCTAATGGATAAAACGCCTCAAAAACGCTTAGATTTGTTATTTCCATGCGTTCAGTTTTATCCATCACCTCAACACATTTTTCATGTGGTGCTTGCGATCCGAAATTGTAACCTGAGTCACGTTTTGCCGCTTTGTTAGCCTTGTTGACAACCTCAACAGGAACCAAGTTTAACCATTCGCCTAGAGTGTCGATTGCTTCACTGTAATTTTCACCACGTATGCGCATGAATAATCCGATCCCTGAATCATTCCCGCATTGGTTGCAAATGTTGCCGCCGTCGCCTTTCTCGTTGATTTTGTCAGTCCAACGAAAGCGATCTTTACCGCCGCAATAAGGGCAAGGCTGATGCTTTCCGTTAAAGGTTAATTGAGGAATATCGCAAAGTTTCATTAATGCCGCTTGCCACATGCCGCGCATCTTTGGGATTACTTCTTCTTTTTGATAATGCATTTCTCAACCTCCAAATAAAAAACCTGGCACGATGATAAACCATGCCAGGCCGGAATTTTTAGCAATCAGTGCTATCGACGGAAATCACAACGCGTTTCTTCTGATTGGCTTCCTTTGCTTTGCGCCGTTCTTCTTTCGCCTTTTCGCGTTCAGCTTTGCGCCGCGCTTTCTCCTTCTCGCGTTCTTCTGGACTCATAGACCGCAACGGATCGTAAGGCCGCACAAATCCTCTTGCTTCCGCTTCCTCTTTGGTTACAAATCGCATCAGCTTTCTGTTGCTGCAACGATTCTCTAATGGCTTGCCGTTATTATCAAATTTGATATCTGGACGGCAATATGAAGCGCGGAAGCCGTTAAAACCTTTGCGTCGGTAATCTTTCTGGATCAGTTCAGCGCCTTTAGTTGAAATCATTCCGCGCTCTTTCCATCCCCATACTGTTTTAAGGTTAACGCCAATTTCACGAGCCAGGGCAGCGCAACCGCCGTAAGCGTTGACAACTTCATCAAGCCGCGCTTTTAATCCTGCTCTTACTTCTTCCTTTAATACAAGATAACCGCTAACAGGTGCGCGACGTTTACGATCTTTACCACGTCTTACGCCGTTGTTACCATTGATTGTGCGTTTGTCGATTTCGCCAGTTGAGGAAGCAATTTTGATTTCGCTCATATTTTCACCTATAGCACTTTTTGCTAAAAAACTTGATTAAGTTTGTGTATGATATGCCGCAAATGGCATTTAGTCAAAAGGATAAAAAATGATTCCTAACATTGAAAAGCAGATTGCAGATCTGGGAGAGGAAAGAATTAAGGCAATCCAGAAGCGTTTCACGGTTGGTGAGATTGTCCCGTATGAATACCAATGCGTTGCTTACGCTGAAATTGCAAAGCGCTTGAGCAAGTATGTTGATCCGTTTTTCGTTAAAGCGGCGGTGTCGGCAGGTAAAACAATCATCTTTGCTATGGTTGCGGCTCAGTGCAGGAAAATGGGATTGAAAGCGTTATTTCTGGCGCGTCAATCTGAAATTGTGGATCAGGATTCAAAAGAGATTAGCGCCTTTGGTGTTCCGAATTCCGTTTATTGCGCTGGCCTGAATACCAAAAGCGCTTATTTCCCGATTGTTGTCGGATCGGAAGGTACTGTAATTGGCGGATTGAATAAGGCGTTAGGTGATTACGTCCCACAGGTTTTAGGTATAGATGAATGTCATCAAGTCAACTGGAATGATATTGTTGAAGCCGAGGAAAACGGCGAAAGCATAGAGCAGATGATGACGCCGAAAGGTGAACCAGTTGAAGGGAATCCGTTGCTGATTGGTTCAGGCCGCGCACAATACACCATTATCATTGCAGAAATGCGCCGCCGTTGTCTTGAGACTTACGGTCATCAGTTGCGTATATTTGGAATGACCGGATCGGAATATCGCGGAATTGAGCCGATACTTGTCGAAGATAAAAGAATTCCTGGGTTTTGGCGTGAGCAGATCACAAACATTGATACTGATTACCTGGTAAAATTTGGTTCAGTTGTTCCCACTTATTTTGGCAATGTTGGTGATTTGGGTTACGACTTATCAGAATTTACGCCAGTGCATGAATTTGGCGTTGCTGATTATGACCAGAAGCAATTAAAGGCCATGAGTGACAAGATTCACCAATCAGGAACAATGACGCAGAAAATAATGCAGATGGTTCACGAGGTGATGAAAAACCGCTTGTGCGCTCTTGTTACTTGCGCTGACGAAAGGCACTGCAAAGAGGCGGCGGCGGCGCTTCCGTCTGGCACGAAATATCACATTATTACCGGAAAAACTGGAGAGAAACAGCGGCGCTTATGGCTTGATGATGCCTATGAAGGGCGAGTGAAATATATTTTCCAGGTTCAGGCGCTAACAACTGGCGTTAACGTTCCGCCGTGGGATACCTCTGTTATTTTGCGCAAGATCGGAAGTCTTACGCTATTAACTCAGCTTTTGGGTCGTGGTATGCGTCAATTAAAGACTTACCACAAAGAAGTTTTGGGAATGCACAAAACAGATCATCTTGTTTTGGACTTTTCCGGCACGATGTTTGAAATGGGTAATTTGTATTTCGATCCAATGCTTGAGCAAGCGCAATTCCAGTTGCGTAAATCGCAGGATAAAGATCCGAAATTTTGCCCGATTTGCGGAACGGAAAATTCATTCTATGCGCGGCGTTGCATTAATGAGGATGAAAACGGAAATCGTTGTGAGCACTTTTGGACGTTCCAGGAATGTGAGGATCAGATTGATGAACGTACAAAGAAAGTTATTGTAAAAGGTTGCGGCGCAAAAAATGACGTTGCGGCGCGTGTATGCCGTTGCTGTAATGTTCAGTTACGAGATCCAAATGATAACTTATCCGGCAAGATGTACCGTAAAAACGATTGGTGCGACGTGTTAGATTTTAATGTGACGCTGACAAAAAACCAGGCTGGCGTAATATTCTGCTACACGTTGCGTGATAGTGGCGGCGTAGAATTCAGAGCATACGAAAAATATTTCCCTGAATCAGAACACAAGATATGCAAAACGCTTTGGACAAAGGCGGTTAGAACTCACGTTGTAGATCGACAGGCTGCAAACTATATGATCACTTGCCGCAACGCAATTAAGATCATGAGTTATGCGGCGCAAATATTGCCACCGAATCGCGTTACGCATCGCAAGAACACAAAGAAAGAAGATTTAATAGCACAGAAGGAATTTTAATATGGTTACTGATAAAGGTGATTATCTGGAGTATTACGACAAGTCAGATCCAGACGATAGAAAGGAGGAATCGCACCAGGTTGATTCTTATTCATGGCTAACATATGAGTTTCCCATGTGGCTTGTTTGGCACACTAAAAACGAGGGGAAGAAAACCATAGGCACAGCCGTAAAGGATCAGCAAGCGGGTGTGAAGAAGGGAGTTAGCGACATTCTAATCCTGACTGGTTTTATTGGCTGCAAGTATTCATTTATAGCCATTGAGCTTAAACGCGCCAACAAGAAAGGCACGAAGGTAAGCGACGAACAAAAGGAATTCTTGCGACGTGTCAGAGAGTGCGGAGGATTTGCCGCCGTATGCTATGGAGTAGAGCAAGTAAAATTGGCTATCGCAGACGCTACAAAATAGCACTTTTTGTTAAAACAGGCGCAACGGAATGCGCCATAATGCACCCATCAGAACGAAACGGAGAATTAACCATGAAAAAGATGTTATCAGTAGTTGCTTTATCACTTGCTCTTGTCGGTTGCATGGATAAACCCAAAACATATATTTGCGGAAATGAAGCGTTTGAGGTTACAAGCGACTATATGAAAGTTGTGCAAGGCAAAAGCACAGGCGTTGTAATGGATAATATCAGCAAAAATCAATATAAGTTGTTTACGCCAATTGGAACGGCTTTCTACACAGTTAATGAAAACACAATTGATATTAAAGTTGGCGTTTATCAGAACACTCTAACTTGCGAGGTAAAATAAAATGGCTAAAGATATTCAGGACAAAACCACAATTGACACTTTCGCACAGGAAATGGATTTTCATGAACTGCAACACGGCAGATATTCAGATATTGCGTTGCGTTCAGGTGGTCATTATCAGCCAGTTAGAGAAAACCCAATGTTCAAGGTTAGCGGCAACCGTTATGCAGGAAGTAAAACGCCGGACGTTGTGCGCGACTTGTGGGAAACTCCAGATGAAATTGTTGAATACCTTGCTGAACGTTACGGCAAATATGATCTTGACGCAGCAGCAACGGAAGATAATAAAAAATGCGATAAATTTTACAGCAAAGAAACAAACTGCTTAAAGCGTTGGTGGGGTAGCAATAAGCACGTTTGGTTAAATCCACCATACAGCAATCCAGATCCATTTATCAAAAAAGCAATTGAGCAGATGGAACACGGAAACCAGATTGATATTTTACTTCCGGCTGATAATTCAACTGCATGGTTTAGTGACGCACAAAAACACGCGGCAGAAATTATCTGGATTACTGGTGAAACCTGGAAGGATGAAGAAGGTCGCGAATATTCCCGAACTGGTCGAGTAGCGTTTATTTCTGGCATGACAGGTGAGCCAGTTAGCGGAAACAATAAAGGTAGTGTAATTTTTATCATGCGCCAATTGGAAGAAGGTGAGCAACAGCAAACGCACTATGTGAAGATTAGCGACATTTGCCCTTCCGTAAAAAATAAACGAGCCAAAGCGCGGAGTATTTAAAATGAGCATTCGATTAGCCGATCACATGAAATGGGATTTATTTGTCGGTATGACAATTCGCTTACTTGATAAGCATGGTTATAACGCTGATAAAATGGAGTTGATAAACTGCCTGGATATGACATTTGACGAAATCAAAGTTGCTCCTTTGTACATGTGGGAAAGAAAAATTGAGCACGACCTGATACAATACAAACGCAGAGAGGGCGCACGATTTTTTAATGTGAAATAGCACTTTTTGTTAAAACCCGCTACGGCGGGTTTTGTATTATGTTCTTAACGGAAAACAAGAGGATTTCAAAAATGAAAATCGTAAACGTCGAATACTTCAAAGATGCGCAATGGCTGGCTAAAGAATCATTATTTATGCTTGATCGCAAAAATCCAAAGGTTATTGCACAAATACTTTGGAATGACGCAATGGAGTTACTTAAAAAGGCTTACGGTTATGAAAGTGACAAAAGGTAAAAAGGAAACTTGGGAGTTAGCGAAAAAAGGCGGTCTTGATGAGGGGATCGCCAAAATAGCGCAATATTTCGATATCAAAGACGTGTGCGTTATTGTCGGTAATGAAATGGCATATGTGGAAGAAAAGCCGCGCAAGGTTCATCGCGTTCCGGCAATTCCGACAACAATCGACTATAAAGAAGTTATTAACAAAACTAAAGAGCAAAAGAAATATTTCAAATGAGATACATTTACGTTATTATATTTCCTCCTGTTATAGCTTGGGTTATTGTTTATTTTTTAGTTATGGGGTTGTCATGAACTATAATGATTTATTTTCATATGAAAATGGAGCGCTTACAAGAAAGGTGGCGAAATCTAAAAGATGTAGGATTGGCGATCCTGTTGGATGGATCAACGGAAATGGTTACTTGCAAACAAGTGTATCAGGTAAAAATGTTCTTGTTCATCGTATAATATGGGAAATGCACAACGGGAAAATTCCAAATGGAATGGAAATTGATCATATAAATCACGATAGAACTGATAACAGGATTGAAAATCTAAGAATTGTTAATCACAAAGATAATCATAAAAACGTATCAATGCAATCAAATAATAAAACTGGGGTTTGTGGGGTCTGCTTTATAGAAAGATGCAATAAGTTCAGAGCATCAATAAAGGTTGACGGGGTAACTATATATTTGGGATACTTTAGCAGCATTGATGATGCTAAAAATGCAAGAAAGAAAGCAAATGATAGATTTAATTTTCACAAAAACCACGGAGTTTAATAAATGACTGCTAAAAAAATTACGGATGAGCAATTGATTGCAGAGCGCGAAGCGGGTTTAAAGTTGCGAGAGATTGCTGAAAAGTACGGAATGAGCTTACGCCAGGTTGAGCACCGTCACAGCAAATTGGCTAAGCGTGGCGAAATCTCAACTATCGGATCACCTGGCTTTGCGGTAATTGGTGAATCGCAGCTTAAACGTGCTAATGGTGAGGTTGTAATTACTTGGACCAAAACGCATAAGGATAAAGAGCAATTAGAAGCAATTATGCAAGCGGCTATGGATGCATTTTCGGAAGAAGTGCCGCGCATTAAGCCGCAACCGGAAAAAATTACTGATTACTCGCAAACGCTGGCGCTATATCCGATCTTTGATATTCACATTGGCGCAATGGCTCATAAGCATGAAAGCGGTGAGAATTACGACACGGCAACGGCGGAAAACGTCATGAATGAGTTTTTCGATTATGCAGTTGATAAAGCGCCCAATAGCGAAAAGGCTGTATTGCTGATTGGTGGTGATATGATTCACAGTGACGGTCTGGAGGCTGTAACACCTGCAAGCGGTCACGTTTTGGATCAAGATAGCCGTTACGCAAAACTTGTTTATGTTGCTATCCGCGCCACGCGTCGAGCAGTAAGCAGAATGCTGGAAAAACATAAAGAGGTTGAATTGCAGATCATTGAAGGTAATCACGACCAATCAGGAATGATCTGGCTGCGTGCTGCAATGGCGGCGGCGTATGAGAATGAGCCACGCGTAAAGGTTGATGTTTCTCCGCGTGTCGTGCATCACACGCAATATGGAAAAACGTTCCTGGCTTATCATCATGGTCACACTGTACGCAAGCCAGAAACGCTTTTAATGATGTGTGCAGCGGATTGGCGGGAAGATTTCGGAAACTCCAATTCAATGTATGCGCATGTAGGGCATTGGCATCACCAGACTGTTACAGAAACGAGCCTTGGCATTGTTGAGGTGCATAGCACTATGGCGGCTAAAGATGCTTATGCCGCGCGTGGCGGTTGGCGTTCACGCCGTCGAGCGGCGGTAATTATCTATGATAAGGAATATGGCGAGATAGGGCGCTTTATGTTCTACCCTGAAATGATTGCATAATTAAATTATCACCTAAAAAGGCTAGCTAAATGCTAGCCTTTTTTTGTTTTTGTCGTTAACATAATCAGACTATTTTTGACATTGACATTTTAATTAAACTGAGGATCAGATCATGAGGGACTTTCTTTTAATGGCGCAAAACTCTTTCGGAGGTGCAACGGTAGTTGGAACTTTTACTGGTGAGTTTTTGCTTGCACTTGCTACGTTTATTTTGTTCGCTATTTTCGGCTGTTGGGGCGCATGGCTGAAATGGCGTGATAGTAAAGCGATCCGAGAGGCTTTAGATTCAGGGGATTTAAAAACGGCGCTTAATCTACGGCAGAAAGAGAGGGTGTAATGACAATCAAGAAAGGTATAGCCGCCACCGTCACAGGGGCGGCTTTAATGTTGGCATCGCCTTTGATTGAAGAAATTGAAGGCGTAAAGTATAAGCCTTACAAGGATATTGCTGGTATCTGGACTGTATGCCACGGCATCACAGGAAATGATGTGATTCTTGGAAAGGAATATACCAGGCGAGAGTGTGACGCGCTATTAGCAAAGCATATGAAAGTAGCGGCTGACGCTGTTGATAAAGCTGTTAAGGTTGATATTCCTATTTCTATGCGAGCGGCTTTGTACTCATTCACATTCAACGCCGGAACAGGGGCATTCAGGAAATCAACCATGTTGAAGAAGATCAATAATGGTGATCTGTATGGTGGTTGTGGCGAGCTTTGGAACTGGACATATTACCGGAACCCGAAAACGGGCAAAAAGGAAAAATCAAAGGGATTGAAGAATCGCCGCGCTGTTGAATATAAATATTGTGTAATGGATCTGAATAAATGAAAAGAAAATTACTGGCTATTATGATGTGCATTGCTCTTTCTGGTTGTTCAGCTTCAAGCGTGTTACCTGGTCTGATTGGTAGCAAGCCTGATATAACGGCACAGGCTGGAGCGGAGAATGTGAAACAGACTGTTGGTGTAACCGCAAAGCAGGATACATCAAGCAAGCAGGAAACCACATTCAAAGAATCGGAAGTTGGTCAAGTTGACACATCCAATAAAAAGCAGGTGAGTACCTCAAGCATCAAGGCTGATAACATTACGGCGGAAAGAATAGAAATTCGCAATAATGACGGCCTTAACGTTCCGGCAATCGCAATGGGTATATTGATGTTCATTGCTGGTATGCTGGCAGGTTGGACGCTAAAACGTAATAAGGCGGCATAAGCCGCCTTTTCTTTTACTCAAATTTTCTAACATGAATTAGCAATTCACCATCATGATTTGTCAGTTGATGCTCTTGATCCAAAAATGCTCGCATATCGCTGTAAAGCAACAGCATTAACGCATAGACAAAATCATCATGCGGAATTTGCATTGCTGAACTTTCTTTCAAAATAAGATCTATCAAATGCTGGCTTGCTGAATAATTCTTCATCGCTCATTTTCTCAATGTTCATCATCTCCCACACATAACGATTGGAATCACCTTCCAGGCTATGCAACTCAAAATTAAACGGCCTTTTCATCTTGTTTTTGCACCAGTACACGCAATGAACGCCGTCAAGATATCCATAACCCATCATTCGCGCTATAAACTCTTTGCTTGAGCTTGAAGCGAAATAGCGGGGCGTTACCCCCGCATTTTTGGCGAGCCTTTCACATTCACGGTGACGGAATATAAATCTTGCTAACTCCTGGCGGTTGAATTTCTCGCGAGACTCGCAAAAGCGATACAGATCTAATAAGAACATGATTACCCCATTAACGCCGGATTTACATAAACAAATTTACCAACGCTGCAAACATAATTCTTTTCTTCAAGCATTGGCAATAATTGTTCCTCAATTCGTTTCATCACGCCTGATTGACCTGTAAACGGCTTAACCTTACGCGCACTTTCATAGATAGCTCTTGCATTGGTAACGCCTTTATTTTGACGTGAGATCTTAATGATGATTTCAATTAACTTGCTCATTTCGGCATCATCGCCAGCGTGACCGGAAGCATTCGCGGCGTTGATATATGTTTTGCTTAATTCGCTGAACATCACCAAAGCCTCTTGCATTGTCTCAACTTCAATTTCTCGCGACTTTTGCGGCGTACCGTTTGGATTAAACCAATTGCGGATCGTGTGCAATACTGACGCAATGCGGATCACTTGCTTATCCATTTTACCCAAAGCACCACGCAACATTGTATGTGAATATTTCCCGCCGTCTGCTAAATCTGGCTCTAATTGCTGGCGAGCAATATTAAGAACACGCATTGCAGACCGTGACGGCTTCAATACAACATTTTGCTCAGTCATGATGTTATGAATCAACTGGAAATATTGCGCCTTTAATTCTTTATCAACTGGCGTGTAATCAAGATCACCATTTTCATCAATAAATACACGCTCGCCTAACATTGTTTTTTCACGTACAAGCAAGAAACGTTCACTAACACCGATACCCCGCGCCCCTGCATCCATGATCCCTTTTATCGTTTCATCCTGGGCAATTACGCTCATGCAGCCCAACGCAACAAAACTCATATTGTTTTCAGAGTTGGCGCGAGCTATTGAAACGTGTCCGGCGTCCCATGCTTTTAGAACCAATTCGCTGTTAGTCTTGCGATCACTATTAGCGTAAGTCAATCCGAGTAAGCTGTTGATGCTTGTTGCTTCATCGGAAATGACAGCAAAGTTACCCTGGCGATTGTTGATCTTTGCTAACCCTTCCGGCGTGGTGTCTGATACCGGAAAAACGATATCGCACATTTTTTCTAACTTTTCCTCTAATTCCTCCTTTTCCTCAAACAACGCCGCTAACTCAGTGCCGGAACGTTCAGCTTTCAATTCCTTTTCAACGCCTTTTAATTTAGCTGCGATCTTCTTTCGCTCTTTCTTGCGTTGTTCGTTGATTCGCTCAACTTCACAGACCATTGGCGCAATAGCAAGGCTGTTGATTGCTGATTTACCAGTTGACGGAGGCTGACTGGTTACAACATAAAGCGCAGTTGGTTGTTCAGTGCCGTGGTACTCAACCTGGAAACGTCCAACCATAGCGGCGGAAACGCAACCAATGAAATGCATATAGGCCGATGATTCAGGAAATTGAACAGATTGCGCAATGCTACGTGACAGTTTACCCACAACATCAACATCATTACCCAAAGAGATCACAGGATAGCGGTCATTAGCGCCGTTGATATCCTTTACAGGTTCCCAAAAGCTGGACGATTGGCGGTATCCGTTAGACTGAATAGCAACGCGAAGCGGCGATGTTCCCTGCGATTCTGCAATGGCTATAACTTGTTGAGGTGTCAATTTGTTGGTGTCAAAGTCAAACATCTAAAAATCTCCTTCTTGTTGCCGCTAATTATAACGGCAACATTCTACAGCCTTTTAGCAATTCGTGCTATTTGATCGGCTCAACCCTGGCTAATAACTTTCCGTCTATAATGCTATGACATTCAAGAGTTTTAGGATCGAATGCAAGCGAACGATGGAACGTATGACCAATCAGCAACTTACCAGGCTTTTCCCTCACCTTGTAAACCTCATCGCCAGGTTTAAACATTGCCGAGTCGCTGTAAACGACTTTATACCGGAATTCGCGCATCGCTTTTGGGATGTGCCTTGTATATTCAACGCCTTTAATCATTTGTAAAGTCCTTCAAACAGATAAGCGCCACCAGCGGCAGAGAATCCGACTTCCTCACGATACAGCGTGAAACGGTCGCCGTTTTCGTCGAACACATATCCAGCAACAGCACCTAACACTCGGCCTTGTTCGATTTGGTAACGCTTATCAGCTTTGAAAGTTTTCTTGATCTGCATGGAATGGTTTACCCATGTGCATTTAATGGTTTTGGTCTTAACATTTCGGAATGTTAATCCGGTTAAGTTGGCGTGAATCCATTTCCCATCTAACTTAACGAAAGTATCATCATTTTCGTCTACCCGCGCTTTGTATAGGCGGTTATCAGATCCGATAAGTTTGATTGATTTGAATTTAGCCATTTGATTTATCTCCTTTTGTTTTCGTTGAAAGCATTATGCCGGATACGTGATCCGGCGTTTTAACAAAAAGTGCTATTTCTGATTTGCCAGGCATACAGCAAGCGCAAAGCCGCGCGGAGTGAGTGAGCGGATCAGCTTTGTTCGCTTAGACTTACCTCCTAGCTTTTGCCAGCCTGGATTGTTGTTCCCTGTTGGCAATACTGCGTTTGTATCCGGCATCACAAAACCGTTACCCGTCCAAAGGCAAGTTTTTTTGGTGTACGCATCGCGAGCAGGAATGATTTCAGGAAAGTGAGGATGTTTATCATCTTCCGGCAACAGACCGCCAAACGCGCAAGGATGAAATATAAAATCGGGTTGCCGCCACATCGACGACAGGACGCTAACAGGATTCTCGATCACGTATGGCACATTGAACCAATCCGCAATTTCAGCCGCAATCTTGCATGTTGAAACTGCCTTATCCTGGAATAGCGGATCACGTTCACGCTTTGCGGAAAAGTGACGCGAACCGCTAACAGCTAAATCAGTGCATGGAGGAAACGCGATCACAAAATCAGGCTTGCCGTAAACCTCATTGCGAGCCTTAAAGCTGAAATCTGAATCAATCCAAACGTTCACATACTCAATGTTGGGATGACTTACGCGCACTGAATGGTAATCACCATGATCGGCATCATCATAATTGAAACAGATTACTTTGTGACCACGTTCAGCCCACGGCAACGCATCATAACCGGAACCGCTAAAAAGAGAAAAAACTAACATACTTAAATCCTTTGTGTATGGCCTTGTGAGGCGTTTTGTTTGTGGTGTCGCAACTGTATTGGCTACGGCCTGAAATCGCGCCATAATGCGAAACAGGCCGCTATTTTTTTACTTACAGAATGGGCATGTTGTTTTATCCCCGCTTCCGCCGTGTTTTGGACAGCAAATTTTTTCGATAGGTGTCATTTTAAATACTCCTTAGAATGGGAAACAACGCTTGCAAGATGGATCGAAGTTACAACCGCAATCATTGATTATTGCGTTAGGATCAGCAAGCATCACGCTACTTTCTTGATCCATATCCATAGCGCCTAATGCATCATCAAGCGTCATTTCAAGATAGGCAACTTTAAGCGCCCATTCCTTGTTGAGTCCAGCCGCCTCCGCTTCATGTAGGCGAGCAAAGAAAGCATCTTGAACCATATCAACCCCACTTCTCAATAAACATGCTCATTTCGTCAATCATCGCGTAAGCATCGCTTTCAGTCATGCGGCGTATTTTTCCGCCTGGGTGTTCGCCAACAGCGTAACCAGTTTTTACGCGGGTAATCGTTAACTGATGGAATCCAGAAGCGCGATCCATTTTCAAAACTACTTTCCCGTGAGCTTTGACAATGTTCATGATGGATTCAGTTTTCAGTTTCATTTTTGATTCTCCATTTTGTTTATGTGAAAGTATGATACCAATCAGAGCGATATCGTTTTTAGCAATTCGTGCTATTTACGGCGATAAACGGATATCCTGTTAAATCTGCATTTCTATAACGTGCAGACCTAACCCAACAGCCGCCTTTGCTCATAATTAAAGCGTTTTTATTGCGAATGTTCACGCGGTAAATTCTTCCGGTTTTTATGTTTTTGAAATATGTCATAATTTAACCTCATGATATTCTATGAATTCTTGCACATATGCGCATTCGCGCGGCGACTCCTGGACTTTTAGGACTTCACAGCCACCATTAAACAGATAGCAATGATGGCAAAGGTTGCCGCCTACGTTTTCCTCAGCGATCTGAATTCCGGTACACAAACCGCCACCAAACCTATGAACGAAATGATAAGCGGAACACCTGCAATTAATTTGCCTACGCTTTCTTTTTGCCGTGGTTTTCATGAAAACCCCTGTTTATTTTTTCTCTCTCAATAGCCATGCCAGCTAATTCAGAAGAATCAAAAAGACCAATATGGATTTCTTTTCCGTCTACTTTTAATCTTGCTCTCCATTTTTTAGCTACGGAATGCCACGACACACCGTTAAACCCTGATTTATTTGCTTTGCAATATGATTGATTTTTCCCGTTTTCATTTGCACTAACAAGGCGTAGATTTTCTATCCTGTTATCAGTTCTATCGTGGTTTATATGATCAATCTGCATTCCATCTGGAATTTTGCCATTATGCATTTCCCAAACGATTCGATGCGCAAGATAACTTTTATCATTCAGAGATATCTCTATGTATCCATCATTTCTTATGCTTCCGGCAACCTTTCCAGCCCATTTTTTATTCCATGCAGAGTCCCTATATGATCTTATGTTTGTGCGCGGCTTTCTTATAAGATTTCCGCAATCATATATAAAAAAGTCGTGCCAATTCATTTCAAATTCTCCGGTTAGTTTCGATGAATGTATTATGCCAAAACAAACCGGATCGCTTTTAACAAAAAGTGCTATTTAGTCAGATTCCATTACGATTACTGGTTCCAAACGCTCTAGCACAACCTTGAAATCTGCAAAGAAAGTCGGACGTCGCTTTGTCAATTCCTCATAGGTATCAGTTGCAATGCAAGCGCGATCACCTTCATAGCACACAACGCGTTTACTATTTGCGCGACTAATTGCAACAACTCGATAAGTATTCTTGATCATTTCATCACCTCAATTGAATAAACATGTTCAACGCCTGGCGCGTATACCCGATTTTTATCATCAGTTACGCAAAGGCAAAGAGGCAAGCCGCGATTGTCTGTAATATGCAAGTGATTTTGTTTATCCATCAAAATTTCATATTCGCGATCTTCATCAAAGCGCCAAACGCTCAACATACCATCGCCCAGCATTTTTATTTTTGCTTTCTTGCCTACAAATTTTTGACCGATCATTTATTTATCCTCCACAGTTTCAAATACGGTATTAAATGCCAGAAGTTTAAATTTCTTTCCAGGCTCAACCACTGCGATATTCCAGGTAATTCCGCTGTGATATGCAACCATATCATCAATATCGACGGTGATTTGTGCGCCCTTCTTGAATAAGCCTTTTTCATGGCTCGCATCGCGTACAGTAACCACAGTTTCGAATTGCGTTTGTTGTTCAAAGTTCATCGTTGATTCTCCTGATTGGTTGATGTGTGTATTATGCCGGAATAAGATCAGGCACGTTTAACAAAAAGTGCTATTTCAAAACACAAAAGCCCTGGCGCTAAAAGTATTATCTTTGACTATTTGCCGCGCCTCCAGGCAACGAGCTTTGCTGTGAAATTCTTGCGTTGTTACCGCCTCACCTTGCATTGTTTGAAGCGCAATAATTAGCACGTAAATCATTTTTCCTTTCCTTCATTGTATGCAAGGTTAATGTGAATTGATGCACTTCCGACAATTTCAGCGGTTCCAATCTCAACCATGTATATCAATTCATGGCGGCTAAATGATGTGTATGCATGGAATCCGTTAACAATGCGCATAACCGGAAGTTCACTGTATTTTGTGTTAGGCACTGCATATTCATTGCCAGTGCTCTTAATGCGTATAAGAATCATTTTATTCTCCCACGATCCCAAAGATAGAAATTATTGAGTTTGTACGACTCCGGCGATACTTGCGAATAACAACCGTTAAGTTTTCGCCTTGCTGATGACCTAACGTGATCGGCATTTCAGAACCATCACCGAATTCATCACCAACCTTTTTGGGCTTTTCTCGCCACGCGCAAATGAAACCAAATTTATCACGCGTGATATAGCGGTATATGTTAGGAAGGGGAATCTTAACCCCTTCAAAGTCTACCGTTTGCGTGTAACTGCGGAAACTAAGCGTGGAATTCATAAATCACCTCTCCAAATTCTCCGATTACTTGCGCCTTGTAATATCCTCCGCGATTAGCCAACAAATACGCCTGGCTCAGTGTTTCAAGCGAGCGGGTTACTGGCTGGCTGTTTTCGTGTTCCCAGGTAATCAAGGTAGTCATTGCTAAATCCTCAGTTCATTTCAATGAAGTAATCATAGCAATTCGTGGCTGATTGGTTTTAGCAAAAAATGCTATTCATGCGATAGACCGATTGGTCTAGACCGATTGGTCTAATGAACACATCGTTTTCTGTATCGAACGCATTCACGATCCTGTTACGTGATCGTTATATGATCAGATGATGATTGATGTGTG